GAAATTCGGTCCAAGTTTGCTTACACTTGTCGTGAAGTTCGTCATTAGGAACAATAACCTTGTCCAGTTCCAGTTTGGGAATCTCTACATAGACATTCTCATAACCATTCGTATTGACGAGTTTCTTAAGTGCTTCCTCAAGAGATTCCATCGTTTTCACTTCAGGTTCTTCGTTATGTTCTCCACCTAAAGGACCACTTTGGGGTTGTTGAGATTGTTGTTTCTGCTCACTACCATCATCAGACTCAGAACCATCGGCACCAGACTCTTCGGGTTGGTCGTTATCACCTTCTTCCTGATTCTCAAAATCATCAGGACCAGAATCTCCACCAGAACCACTGGTTGGATTCTCGTGAGAGTCCAGATTGACTTTGGTTTCTTCGTTTTGCTTTTCTTTACAATACTTATAGAGAACTTCAGCAGCATTCAGAACCTCAGGGAAGGTTTCAGCAGCACCGATCAAATCAACAATCTCACGTTCCTGTGAAGTGAAATCCAGTTTCAGGAAGTTGCCCACCTTGAAGTAAAGATTTGCTTTGTCGGCAAGATTGAAAGTATCCAGGTCTTCATCAGCAATAGAAAAGAAATCTTGATCGTTCAGTTCCTTATAACCGTTGTAGAAAGTCTTGGCAAGTCCAGGATAACGCCGCTTCATCAGTTTCTCAATACGTGAGTCTTCTACTATGTTTACGAATTGCGGAGGAACCTTATGATTCTCGGTCCAGTCCTCATCAGGAGTTTCCAGAGCGTGTCCTACCTCATGCCCCACCAGAAGGTCATAGACGGTGCTGCTGGCACGTTCCCACATCGGAAGAGTCAGCACACGAGTATGAACGTTGAACTGAGCGGTCTCTACCTTCTTATGCTCTACCACAAGGTCTTCGGTGGCAAGAAGTTTAGCAAGTTGGGACTTGATTGCGTGATTGACGGGCATAGGTTTGTTTTCTTATGAACCTATTATACAAAAAAAGAGGGTGGTGAAACCCTCTTGTGTGCCAGTTTGAAAAGTGGTCTTAGGCAGTTTTAGTATCAGTTTTATTTTGCCCTTTAACCATCAAATTTCCACCCATAATTTTATTAACTGTTCCGGGAGGTAAATCTTCTCCTCTACTATGTCTATTAATATATCCAGTAGGAGTTTTAGTTAATCCACGAGTGCCAGCGTCCCCAGATCTATTGGGTCCTTGAGTACCATAATTATTTAATACTTTTGGAAAATCCTCAACAATACTCTGTCTCCACTCTTCACTCATATTCGCCATAATTACAAGTGCTGCCTCATTTGTATCGGCATATCCTTCGGCAACTAGGTGCTCAAGGATAGAGTCAAAGAGATCATATTCTTCTTTATGTACTGAAGAAAAATCTCTGAATGAACTATTTCCTCTAGGTAATTCTGAAGGGCCATATCCATCTCTTTCATATCCTTTACGGTATTGAACAGGTTGTCCTCTTCCCGTTTTATTAGTTCTTCTTTTACCTTTAAGAGGTCCAGTAATATTTGGAGAATACCCAGTTCCTCCTTCTTTTCTTCTACGAAAAGAACCTGTGGCAGTGCTGCGTCTCATTGAATCAACAACTCTAGACCCAACTTGAGTTCCCGCAGATGCTCTTGCACCATCAGACATTCCAGCAGTATAAGATGCCATACGATTTTCATCAAGATTCTCCACTTCTTCCATATAAATCTCACACATATCATCCCAAGTATATTCACTCAGGTCATAACCTTCTTCTACAAGACCATTCACCCACGCCTCTACTTCTTCTCTAGTTACAGCAGCGGCAAATTTTACAGCACCTGAAGCACCTTTACCAACTTCTTTAGCAACTTCACCAACTTTACCAGCCGCTTTTTTAGCAACTTCCACAGTTCCGCGAACATTGCTCATAAATTTCTTTCTAGTTTCAATATCTTTCTGTGCTTTGTTTTTTGCCGCATCAAGTCCTCTATTGACAGCACCAGCAACACGATCTAATACACCTTTCTTCTTTGGTTGTTGCTTCTTCACAAAGGCAACGGCAGACTGTCTCTGTAAAGATGCCTTGAGTCCTGATGGTTTTGCTTCCGATGCTTCTGCTTCTGCTTCTCTTCTTGCTGCTTTCTGAGAACGAAGTCTCTCTAATGATTTACCAGTTGGTTTCCCACCTCTAAATGGTTTTCCTTTTGCTGTAACTGGTTCAACCTTGACACCACCTGCTCTTGCCTCTGTCAAATAGTACTCTTCGGCAATATCATATACAAACTCACCAAACTCTTCTACACCGAGTTCTTCAATCAAAATTTCAACACCTTCTTCATTCAACCCCATCTCATAGAAATATTGTGCTGCAATTTCTACTTCTTCAGTAAGTTCTTCTTGAGGGGTATAAATGGAAGCATAAGCTTCTTGTAAATCTACAATTTCTTGATCTCTCATTTTTTCGTAAATAGTTTCCTATCTTTTATTTAGTGTTCATCGTGATTCCATCAAGATGATCTACTTCGTGTTGAATAACTCTTGAAGTAAGACCAGAATAACTATTGATACAAGGCATTCCTTTGGTATTACGATACTTGACTTTGACGGTTTCAGGTCTTGTGATTTGCAAATATTCGCCAGGAATACTCAAGCATCCCTCTTCCATTTCACAACTTTGATCAGAAAACTCCAAAATCTCTGGATTGATCATTACGACTGGATTATCATCAATCAATACGACAATAATTCGTTTCAGTACTCCAACTTGATTTGCGGCAAGTCCAATACCTTTATTTTCAAGCATCGCACTTACCATAGAAGCACAAAGAGTTCTTACGGTATCATCTACGCGATCAACTCTTTTTGCTTTTTGAGTCAGGACTTTATCCCCCAGAGTTCTGATAGTAAGCATATGTATCTCTCGCTACTATACCATATATAGCGCACTAAAAGAAGAAGCGCCCCCTTGCGAGAGGCGCTTCTTGAGTGCTTGGCGACGTGCCTTTGCTTGTCGGAGTGCTTGCGGTTTGAGTTTCCGCTTCTGTTCTTTTTTGGAATGGTGATAGCGGTTGGGGACTTGCATTACTCTTGTGCTTGTGAGGACATCATACGGGAGAAACCCTTGACTTTTTCGAAACGGAGGACAGTTTCAAATTTGTCCTCAAGTCCTGTCTTATGAGAGATTACAAAGATATTAGCATCTTTAATCACATATTTGATAATCTTTAAGAATTCATCAGTTCCAAATCCATCAAGCGAACTATCAAAAACCTCATCCATAATCAGCAGATTGGTATTGACAGAGTTTTTAACTTTCGCAACTTCTCTCCAAGTAAAGAGTAAAGATAAATCCACTCTCATTTTCTCACCCTCAGAAAATGAGGCATAAGAAAAGTTTTCATGAATGGGAGATTTTATACTCTCATTAAACTCTTCATCCAGTTGAAAATTAATATAAAAGTCCATCATCTGTAGGTAACGATTCACCTGCTGATTTATGAACGGAAGATACTTCTTAATAATCTTCGTTTTTACACCATCATCCTTGAGTAAGGAGTAGGCAAAATCGTAATAAACGATTTCTTCTTTTTTCTTTGAAAGGTCTTCGAATGTTTGTTGGAGATTGTCTCTAAATTCTTCTAACTTCTCATGTTCAGAATTTCTGTTTTTAAGTTGTTCGGTAATAGTTTGAACTTCAGATTCAAGACCTCGTATTTGTCTCTGGTTGAGGGAAATCCGAGTATTGTTTTGAGAAATCTCATGGTTGAGTTTCGTAATCTCCTTAGATAGAACTGTGAATTGACGCTCTCTCTCTTGTTCTAACTTTATAGTCTCCTCAAGTTCTTGAAAACCTTTCTGGAGTTCCTTTGCTTTATTTTGAGCGTCTGCTATTCTATTTAACCGAAACTCTTCTTCTATGGTTTGAGTACAGGTGGGGCATACCGTATTTTCAGTAAAGAACTTATGCTCTTTGGTAATCGCTGATACTTTCTGAGAGATTTTACCTTTAAGATTGTTAAGCTTTACTAACTTATCGCCAGTTCCAATCACCTCTTCTTGTTCTTTAGTATATCCAAAAATCTGTTCTTCAATCTTGGCATTCTCAGTCATATAAATGCCAACTTCAGAATCTAAATTGGCAATCTTTTGTTGATTGGCATTGATGTTGGCATTTCCACGATTTTCAAGTTCCCCAATAAACTCCTCTTGCATCTTGATTTTGTCTTTGAGATTTCCCTTACGGGCATCTAAAGATTTAATTTGATCTTTTTGAACTCGGATCTTATCTTTAATGAGAGCATTCATTGCAGAGAAAATACGAATATCCAAAAGGTCTTCAATCACCTCACGACGATTTGCTGTCGTAAGCTGCATAAAAGGCACAAAGGTGCTACTACCCAAAATCACAATTTGAGTAAAAGACTTGTAATTAACTTTGAGAATATTCTCTTCTAGAATTTTTTGATTTGCTCTGTCGTCTGCTTCCTTATGAAGTTGAACACCATTCACTTCAATATCAAAAATATTGGGTTTAATTCCACGACGAACAAGATAGTCTCTACTATTCACAGAGAACTCAATTTCAACTACACAATCCTTCTCATTTACACTGTTGAGTAGTTGAGGTTTATTAATACGCCTAAACGGTTTGTTGAAAAGAACAAACGTAAGTGCATCCAGAACAGTTGATTTCCCTGCTCCGTTTGTTCCAATAATTAAATTTGTATGGTGTTTTTCAAAATCAATTTCAGTCCAACTATTTCCAGTTGAAAGAAAGTTTTTCCATTTAATCTTGTGAAATACTAACATTCTTAGGAGGAATTACAATATCGTCAGGAGTAATTACGGCATATCTATAATTATACATCTTACAAGTCTTTATGGCAAGCTCATCATCAACTTCCACTACATCCATTTCAGTTTCTTCTTGGTCTTCTAGCATTAAGGCATAACGGGTTGCGTCATCTTCATCCTCAAAAAGAAATAAGACTTTATGCCCGTATTGGTCTTGAACTGCGTATGCTCCGTCGTCCTTTCTGTCTTTAAGAGTGAGAAGAAACATTATTCTACTTCGCAAGCTTGTTGGTAGAGGTCTTGAAAAATTCCTTTAATAATTGTCTTATCAAACTCAAATTCTGATTCATCAATATAACGACTTAGGATTGAAAGTGTATTCTCTTCTTCATCAATTTCAAAATCTTCACTTTCTTGAATTTCAAAGTTCTCAATAATTTTGAGTTCTTGAATATTCGCATTATAAAGTTTATCAATAAATTTCTCAAAATCTTTGGGTTTTGATTTTTTACGAACAATCACCTTTACAATTTTGTTTTCGTATTCGGTTGTATCAAACAATTGATAAGGCGTGTCCTCATAGTAGATATTATAGAATAATTTATAAGGATTATTAATTGGAGTATGAGTAAGAGTTTCCGTATCAAAGATATGAAATCCTCTTGTATCATTTACATCTGTCCAATACATTTCATAAGGATTACCAAGATAGAAAATGCGTCCATTATCAGAACGAGTGTGGTAATGACCAGAAAATACCTTCTTGAACTTTGAAAAAATATCCGCATCCAGTCCATGATCCTCCATTACAAGATTACGATTAACACGAAAACCTTGAAGTTCTAAATGACCCATAGCAACTTTCGCTTTGGTCTTTTGAATTTGGTTCAAAGTTTCTTCATAGTTTTCACTACAAATCCAGGGAATCATCATAATATTCAATCCACCAACATTAATGGTTTGTGGAGAACTATAAGTCTTAATATTTGGATACGTTTGAAGAAGCAGACTGGGGGAATTAACGCTATTGGTATTCTTGTAGTAACAATCGTGATTACCAATAATCATATGAACCTCATACTTTTTCATAGGTTCAAATACAACTCTCTTTGCCCATTCAAGACTTTGATAGTCAATTGATTTACGGCTATCAAAAGCATCACCCATATGAATGACTGCCTCTACTCCGTGTTCTTTGAGAGCAGGGAAAAATACATTCTTGTAGAACAACTCAAAATGGTCATGAAGGTATTTGGAACCTTTTCTTGCCCCGTAATGTGTATCCGTAAGAATTGCTATCTTCATCGATTTCCGTTTCTGTACTGGATTGCGTCCTTCATACTATTATACTCCGAATTGTTTCCAGAAAGCAAGTTGTCATCTATCATCATAACCTCATCAAAACCAGTTCTTTCAATAATCTTGGTCTTAATATCTAATTGCTTTTTCTCCTTTTGAATTCTTCTCAAAAATGCGTAGTGAATAATTTGAGTAAAGTAGGCAAAAGGATTTGTAGATTTCTCTGGGTCAAAATTATGAATATACTGAACACAGTTTTCAATTCCATCGGAAATCATATCCTCACGGAACATATAATTCACAAAGTTCGGTTTGTATGATAGATGAGTTGCAATCTTTAAAAAACACTCTCCAAGATAGTTGGGAATAGGAGGCTTTCCTTCCCAATGTTTTGATCTATCTTGTCTTGTTGGATTTCTAGAATTTCTTTCAAAAAAATCTGCTTCAACTTTAGATCTATAAACAGTAAGTGCTTCTAATAATTCTTTATTATTTACATAGTGTTCAGTTTTCTTTTTAGGCATAGCATTGGACTCATCTATGATAACTTTTGTTTATTATAACACACAAATCAAGGGCTTGACAAGTTATCAAAATACGAATAGACTAGGTTTGTCTCCGTTGAAGATAAGTATTAGCTTTCTTTAAGATCTTTAAAGATTCTTTCAAGGCTCTTGCGAGCATCTTCTACTGAACCAACATATCCCATTTTTTGAGACGGTTTTACAGCACCTCCAGGTTTATAAACTTCAATTGAATCATCATCTTGAATATAACTTTCGTAGATATCAATTAAATTTTGATCTTTACTTTCAGTCATCGTAATAATTTTATCAAGTTTAATCATATAAAGATCATCCTCAGACATTTCAATCCAAGATTTTACCTTAAGGTACGTTCCTTGATGATTTTGATATGCTTTTATTGTGACTGGATTTTGAAGAATTACAATAGGATCCCCATCATTTTCATCAACCGTTATCAGAGAAAAAATCTCTTCACCTGATACTAACTTTAAAACGCAATAGAACTCTTCTCCCATTAGTCTTTTAGAGGTATATTTACAATATCATAATTAAAGTTTTCTTCATTATAAATTTTAATTCTTTCAATAAGGTGATTGAGTGTATAATTTTTTCTTGATTTGTAACTAATATCATCGGCAATATCATATAGAGTTGCCTTCACTTTATTTTCCCCTTTTCTGAGTACTCTTCCAATTGATTGGAGATTTCGTATTCTCGACTTGCTAGGGGAAGCAAATATAACATTATGCAGATTTCTGATATTGACACCAGTAGAAAAAGTGCCGTAGGAAGCAACGATGATTGCATTATTCTCTCTTTCAGTAATTTCTCTAACTAATTCTCTTTCTTCAGTATCCACTCCACCATGAACAAAAAATACGTGTCTATCATCAATTTTGCTATTATTTATGAGTTCGTAGAGTGGTTGCCCATGACCTTCTACTCTGGCAAAAAGAACAAGAGTATTGCCTTTTAAATCTAGAGCAAGATTTTTTATAAAGTTATTTCTTTTTTGATGATTGATAATATATTGAACTTCATCTTCAAAAGTGTCAAATCTGTTTGAGGGATGCTTGAGTAATAAGACTTTAATATCTAATTTGGCAAGATGACCTTTTTGCATCAGTTCATCTGTCTTGATAATTTTATATGATGGACCAAATAAACCCTCTAAAACCCATTTGTGAGTTTGAGATCCATCTAATGTTCCCGTGAATCCAAAACGGTATTTGGCATCACAAAGTTTAGTCATTATAGATATTAGTGACTTGGATTTAAACTGGTGTGCTTCGTCTCCAACGACAACATTAAATCTGGAAAAGTACTGCTTCGGAAGTTTGTAGATGGACTGCCAGGTAGTAATAATGACTTGGGAATCAGTTTCTCTTTCCTTTCCCGCATAGATTTTGTGACAGTATGAACCAACATCCCATCCATAATCTGCAAAATCTTTATACATTTGTTCTACAAGGGAAGTCGTTGGAACAACTACGAGAATATTTTGTTGCTTCTCAACGTAATATCTCACAAGAGAATATATCATTAGTGACTTTCCAGAAGCAGTTGGAGATATCAATAACTTGCGATTATGTCTTAAAGCGTCGTATACTCCCTCAATTTGGTAATCGCGTGGAGAATGCCTACTGATTGCCGTCATATAGTCCTTTACACCTTCCTTTGAGATGTTCTCATTTACCTCAAAAGGAAGACCATAAAACTTATTATCTCTAAACTCGTAGGTATAATTGTGGTCCTTACAGAACTGAATTACCCTATCTAAAAGACCAACATATATTTCTTTCGTATCCACATTAAACAGATAAATGAATCCATCCCACCACTTATTTTTGTAGGCGGGTGAGAACTTTGCGTTTGGAACTTCAAATTGAAAAGTATCTTTTAACTCATAGTAGATATGAGGTTCTGCCTCTATTTGCAGATAAACCTCATTCTTTTTTGATATCACCAAATGGCTCATATTCTATATCATTATGATACAAATATTTATTTCCAATAAAAAAGAGGCATTTCTGCCTCTGGATTCATTTTTTATTTTTTAATGCTTCTATTCTTCTTTGTGCTTTACTTCCCTTCCCTCTTGGTAAAGTATCTACCTGAGGCATTCCATGCCCTGCAACATTCTCTTTTCCAGTCTTCCAATTAACGCCACCTGCGTTATTAAATGCAGAACTAGAAAGCTTTCTTTTTTTAACTCCTGGACTTGTTCTACTATTTGCAATAGTATTTTTTGGAGCTCTACTTTTTTGTGGGTTTGGGTGGGAACCAAATCCTTGAGATGGATGTTCTTTTCCAATAAAAGATTTACCAGACAACCAATTTGCCTGTCTTTTTCTTTTTCCTTCCGCGCCATCAGTTGTTGTTTTTCGGGAAGCAATAGCAATAGCTCTTTCTTTTCTTTCACCAGTTAGTTCTTCACAAATATATAAAAACTCTTGAAATGTTTTCATTTATCTTTTTATTTTTATTTAGTTAAACCCTGCCGTGAACTTGTGCCACTCAATACTGTTCTTGATTTGGTAGTTTCTCTGAGAAATCATCTTAATCACTTCCTCCAGAAACTTAAGCATCACATCATAATACCGAATCTTCATATCAATTTTATTGAGTCTCTCATCAGCGTCCATATGCCTCTGTATGGCGTCTTTCTCTCTGACCTTATACGGGAAAGGTTCTTCCACATAAACCTCTGCTGGTGCCTTTCCTGTGTAGTAATTATAACGCTCTAATCTTACCTTGCTGTAAGTATCTCTTGCCTTCTCACGAAGCAAAGTAATCGTATTGTGGAGAGTATAATATTTAGAGTGTAGTTGAGGAATTTTTAAAGATTCATCGTGTAAGTTATCGGGATCTATGACAGAATCTCTCTGCCACATTTCCTGAATTTCATCAAGGTTCATGTGCTTGTGTCTATATTGTAGATAGTATACTTGAAAGTTACGTCTGCTGTAAAGTACTGAACGTCTGTTTGTGTAGCATCAAATTCAAGAGAAGACAAATATATTGGAAATAAGTCTTTAAATTTGACTGTCGCATTTGTTTTAAAATTACTATCTAAAATATAAAGAGTTCCGTCACTAAACGCCTTTTTAGGATCTAGTGGTTGTGTGACATCATTTTCATCTGTTAAAAGATCTCTATATTGCTGAGTTGTCTCTGGAAAACCAAGACCTGTCAACCAGTTATGAACTGCCATATAATTTTCCATATCTTCATCGACCATAAATCTTAAAGTTAAATCACCATACTGAAGTTTTCCCCCAGGAATGTCCAAGTCCTTAAGATAATTCGGTTGCTGAAGAACAGATAATGAAATTTCTGGAATTCTTGCGGAATTGCAGAAAAATGGGATCTTTGGTTCTTTTGCCAGAGTGAATTTAAATCCAACTGGTGAAAGAAAGTTTCGGTTTGTAATTTGATTTGGAAAATTGCAAGCCATAATTTTTAATATTTTCCGTACATTAGACCTTTACTTTGTGTTACTGGAAATGTTGGTGATGGAGTTGCAGTTGGATTCACTGGAACTAATGTGAATTTTCTATTAGGGGATGGTTTAGAACCTGGACCTATTTGACCAGACATCGCTTTATTTAAATTTTTTTGTGCTTCTGCATCCAATTGGATCGTATTTTTGGAAAGATCTTCTCGAAATTCCTGAAACGTTTTCATCGTTTTATTTTTATTTAGATAAAAAAAAGGGATCCCGAAGGATCCCCATAAGATATGTGAGAAAGACTCACATAAGGTTTGCAACTTTAACTCTTCTGTAGTATACGTTTGAGTTAGTTGAGATATTATCTCCCGCTGATGCGACAGTACCACCCTTAGCAAATGGATTCGCAACGACTCCATAACGAGTCTTGAATCCGATTTTTGGTTGGAAGGTATCCTGACCAACAGCACGTACCATCTGGAGAGGTACATATGGGCAGTAGAAGAGTCCAGCGTCATAAGGTGAAGAACCCTTATAACCGACAACATAGAACTGATTTGCAGCAACGTTTGCCGAATATGGGTCGATATAGACTCTATACTTACCTTGGAGAACACCAGCAAAAGTGTTTCCGGTATCATCAACGTTAAGGTTAGCGTTAAGAGCTGGGGTATAATCCAGAACTCCTGCCATCGTGAGTGCCGAAGCAACGTCAGCAGAGCAAAGGATCATATTACCCTTCCCTCTACGAGTTTGCTGAGCGATAGCGTTAGCGTCGCGTTCGATCTGGAAAATCAGACCTTTGAACTTCTCAACTGACCAACGACCGTTGGAGTCAACATCAAGGTCAAAAGTACCAGCGGTAGCAGTATTAACCTGAGCACCAGGAACTGCAACCTTATAAACTGTACGGATGATTTCTCTGTTGATTTCAGCGAGAATCTCTGTGCTAAGAATATTAGCAAGCTCAGCTTCTGCATTCAGACCGTGAATTGCCTTTAGGTCTTGTGCGAGTTCGAGCGAATACTCAGCTTTCAGTGCTCTTGACTTAGCAGTAACAGTAAGCTTTTCAATCGAGAATGCCATCTCGTTGAAAGCATTATTAGCCGCATCGTCTCCAAGTGCTTCAGCATTACCAGTGGTCATGCCTTCGCCAACGTTATAGGCATCATCGCCACTAACGTTATTTGCTTGGTTTGTTGGGCTGAGAACTGATGGATTGTTACCCTTTTGGTTAGTAGTACCTAAACCAACAGTTCCATCAATGTAACCAGCAGTAAGATTGCTCGTATTGTTCTGACCCGAGAATGCCGAATCTACTTCATTGTAGAACGCTTCAGTGCCACTTTGATTGCGATAACGTGAACGCATTGCAAAGATAAGTCCTGTAGGTCCGTTCATTGGTTGAACGCCACACAGATCATAAGCGATCAGATTAGGCATTGAACGTCTGATTAGTGAGATCAGAACGGGGTCGAAACCTGCGACTGGTGATCCAGTTGTGTTTGATGCACTTCCACCAAATCCACCGGTACCGGCAGAGTTGGTTGGGGAAGCTTCTGAAAGAAAAGAACGCTCTTCACGAAGCTCTCTTTCTTGGTTTTCTAGCAGGATAGCGGTTACAGATCTACGATGTGCATCTTTGATCGGATCCATTCCGGAATAATCCAGAATTGGTGCCCACTTCTCCTGCAAATGTTCCGAATTGTACATTTGCATTTGTTTTTACCTTTGTAAAAGTTTTAGTTTGACTTTATAATCTAAAAATCAATTTTTAGCGACTCTACTGAGTGTTTGGAGATATGCTTCCATAATTGGTGATACGGATTGCCCGCCATCATAGGAAACATCTTCAGACAAGTTTTCAGTTTCATCTCTTTGAGTACCAGTATTTGTTGGGAAATACGATTCCCTCAGAGTTACCAGTTTCTCACGATAGTTTGCTTCACTATCAAACTCAACATTTTCGGCAAGAGAAGCGAGTTTGTCTTTCTGAGAAAGTGCAAGACCCTCAGTGACATCTGCAAAAATTACATCAGCAACTGACTCTGCTAATCTTCTATTCAGAGCAACGTTTCTTTCGATTTGCTCGTTGAGTTTTTCTTCCATTTCATCAAGTTTATCTACCATACTCTCGATTACATTATACTTATCTTCAGGGATTGTTACATAATGATCTTCAAAAAGACTCTTCATTCCTTGGAGGAATGATTCGGTCATTTCAGTCTTAAGACCGTGCTCAACTGCGAGTGCATTTTCTTGCATCCACTCGTCAGCAACATACTCAAGGTATGCATCGAGTCTTTCGGTAAGACCTTCTTTAATAGCAATAACTTCTTCTACCAGTGCTTCTTCATAAGCAACTTGAAGATCTTCTTTGATTTCAGCAACCTTCGAACGGATTGCTGCCTCAAAGATGGTTCGTGCTTTCTCTTGGAATTCTTCAGAAAGCTCTTCACCAGCAAGGAGAGCATTGACATCTTCTTCAATGTCAAACTCTTCCTTCATTTCATCTTCACAAGAGGTTTCTTTTTTACCTTTCTTACCTTTCTCTTTGGGTTCCATTTCTTCTGGACCACCCTCATGATACTTTTCGGTTACTTCCTCGTCACCTTCTTCTAGTTCATCCTCATCTTCGACGAGTTCCTCATCCTCATCTTCAACCTCTTCTTTAGCCATTGTTGGCATAGGTTCAGCAGATGCTGCCTTAGCATTGACAACATCTCTTACCTGAGCAAGAGTAGCGCCAGGAGTTTTTAGCATATTTGAATCGTCATCTGGACGACTATTCTGTGGAGTAGGACCTCCCAAATCTTCCCAAGCACCAGTTTGTCCTGGAGTAATAGATCCAGTACCAGTTTGCATTGGCTCGGCAGGTGCAGCCCCTTTGGTTACTACGTTTTCCATTTCTTGTAAATTTCTACCAACGGACATTTGTTTTGATTTTGTTATAATCTATATTTATTTATAAATTAAAGATTTGCTAAGAAATCTTGGAACAATTGAACTTTATGTTCTTGAAGAGTTTTTTCATCAACTAAAGTATTTATTCTACGCTTAGCTGATTCTGCGAGTTTTTCACGAAGGATTCCTCCCTCCCAAACCCACTCCTTTCCTTCCATAATTCCAGAAACAAAAGCATCAGGTGCTGAAGGATCGGCAACGATATCTGCAGCAGTTGCAAGCATAAAATCTTCACCAACAATTTTATGACCTTCATTGGTTGTCTGAAGTGATCCAACACCACGAGAAGAAACACCGAGGCAAACACCAGAATCTAAAAGAGATTGGGCAATCTTACCCATAGGAGTTTCGAGAAGTTGTGCCTTACCTCTAAAATTGCTTCCATCTTGTTCGAGAGAAACAATCTTGTGAGAAACACGATCCAGATTTACAGTTGGACCATCTGGATGTCCAAGTTCCCCAAGAGCACGACCTTTGTTAATAAAGGCTTCAGTGTATCTCTTTACCTCACGGGAAAGAGTTTGCATTGGATACATTCTTCCATTACGATTACAAATATCACCTTGAAGGAAAATACCCTCAATAAACATACACTTTTTACCATTTACCTTTTCGGTAATAAATTCGACTTGTGAGACTTCTTCTGTGATGAGTTTCATTTTTTTATTCGGAAACTAGTTGGACTATTTCTGCGATGCTTACATTTGTTCCTGCACTATCTGCAAGTGCTGCTACTTTTACACTTCTAGAAACAGTTGAATTGGTAACTGTTATTATACCAACTATCGATGAAGTGTTAGCAGCAATTGTAATAGAAGAATCTGTCAATGCTGTGATTTCCCTATGTACTGTATTAATGCCAGATGGTTCCGCACCCTCAATAGTTACATAGTCACCGACAATAAATGGATTTCCTGCGTTTTCTAAAAATGTAACGACTGTTGTTGCTCCAGTCGTAATACCAGCAATTTTTTGTTTTGCAATCCTTTCTTTCAAAACTTCCGTTCCATATGGTGGGATATGAAAAGAATTGGTTGTTACAACTGGATTTGCACCAGTTTCTACATAAATCGCAGTTAAACCAGTAGAAACTCTGATATATCCTGCCTTTAATGCAATAGGATTACTAGTTGCAGCTGTAGAAACTGTTGGCGAAATTCTATTTACGTTTTGAACTATTTTTACAGCCATTATTCAGCATCCTCATTTTCTTCTACTTGCTCATCACCAAACATTACTGAAGCAATTTCTGGTCGAGCAGCATCTACTCGATCAGCAGCTTTTGCATATAACAATTCTTTAATCTTGTTGGAAACGTCCGAGGGTGTTCCATCAGTTGCAATCAAATCGATAAGTTCTTCCATAAAAATAAGTTTATATTTATAAGATTATTTATATTTTCCCACCTTTAGGTTCTGTGGGAATCTCGGGTGCTGCTGGTGCTGGTTGTTCCATTGGAACTTCCCCCATAGATGCTTGATTTTCAACTTCACCTTCTGGGGGCATTCCTTCTTGTGGAATCGGATTACCCATTTCATCTACAGGTGCATTTGGATCAGGTAAAATACCTTTTTCAATTTCATCATCAATCTGTGCATCAATTTCAATAATTTCCGAATCTGTTTGACGAAGAATCTTTTTGCGAACATATTCTGTTGAGAAATATTTGCCAAGATATGGTTCAATCTGTACCATTAATCCAAGTCTATTTGTCAATAGTTCTGCTTCCTTAAGTTCAGCAAAGTGATTATCATAAAGAAAATCATATTGAATATGATCTTCCATTTTTTCCCAATCTTCTGGAGTGACAATATTTTTCAGAAGAAGTTGAGTACGAAGAATATCATTAAACATTCTTGCGAATCTTTTTCTGAGACGACCTACGAACTTAGAAAACTTAAGTTCATCCCTTAGAATCTCCGAAGAACGACCGAGATTGAATCCATCTCCACCACCAGCAATTCTTGATTCGGGAACTCCGAGTGCCCTATAAAGTTTCTTTTGAAAATATTCAATATCAGAAAGTTCCCCAAGATTTTGACCGCCAGGAAGAGTTGTGATTTCAGTTCCTCTACCACCTTCTCTACGAGGTAACCAAAAATCCTCCATCATAGACATAAATTTACGATCATCTCTTACTTCTCCAGTATTCGCATCATAAACAAGTTTATTGCGATAGCGAGACATAACCTCTTTAAGGTATTGCTCTGCCTTTACCTTAGGAAGGTTTCCAACATCAATATAGAAAATACGACGTTCTGGTGCTCTGGATAGTCTATAGATTACAAGGCTATCCTCAATCATACGAAGTTGATTGAGAGCTTTAATTGCTTTGTGGAGATATGAAAGAACTGTTCCCTTATTTCTATCTACAAGACCTGAAGTGCAGTATGTAATCGCATCCTTTGCAATTTTAAGAGATCCTTTAGATGCTCCTCCACTCAAACCTCCCATAGATCCCATAGGATAATTGGGAGTTGGAGAGTAGATAAAATATTCTTCTACATCAGAATAACTTAGTTCGGAGTTGGTTAAATTTGCATTTGCAGTTAATCTGCTTACAACAGGATCACCATTTTTTCCTTTTGTTTTGACCTCTTGACGAACGTGCTTCATCTTCATTGGATCAATATACCTCAGTTCTTTAATTCCCTCCTGAGGTTTTTTCATATCAATGACTTTAAGATAATAAAGTCTCCCATCCACATACCAATTTCTAAAAATTTCGTGACACTTTCTATCAAAGTCCATCATTTCTTTGATCGACTTAAATTCGTTTCTGATTATTTCTTTTAATTTATCACTTGCATTTAAATTTGATAATTCAATTTCCACGGGAGAATCATATAAGTCACTTACAAGTGCCTCATTTACAACATCCTCAATCGCCCCATCACATTCTGGGTGTAGCGCCATTTCTCTATAGCGGCGCATTAAGTCAAATTCGGTTCTATAGACACCCTCAATATCTACATATTGACCATAAAACCCAGATTGGACAAAATAATCAACCCCGTCCTCATCTGTCTGGGGAACGGGGGAGACTATAGATTTGGATTTCTCTTCTGCATCCTCAATCGAAAAACCAAAAAGTTTCGCCATTTTATAAATTTAAACTGTTGTTATCTACTATTTAGTTAATATCCTCACCACCAGCTGCTGGTGAAGTACCTTTGATTGCTTCCCACCAATGAACTTGCATTTCTACAGTAAATTCTTCAATATTATCATTGTCATATCCTAAATTAATAGAACTGATTGCAGTTGGGAAAGTATCATAGAAATGATACGCTCTCAGAATACTTCCATCACGATTTAACTGATAGACAAAAGCATCTGCTTGATAAAGTGCTGGATCAGTCGTTCCAGTATTATCGGAAAGACGATTCATATAGTTACTCCACTTTTCAAAAGCTGATCGAATTGAAAAATCAGTATCATTGAGGATTGTAATTGTCCAAGATTCGAAGGATCTATCTCCAGCAACTTTCAGAGTTCTTCCTCTAAAAGCAACTTCCAATTGAGTTACATTTGATGCTGGAAGTGCTGCAGTTTTGACAAGAAATCTAGTCTTATCCAATGTTACTGCATCAACGCCAATTGCTGCTGGGAATGAAAGTTCAACTTCAAAGAGGTTAGATCTGGTGCCGCCACCCGACAATTTACTCTTGAAGTCTGTAATTTTCCTTAAAGGAATTGTATTGAGTTGGGTTCTGGTTGCCATTTTTTTAAAACCTCTGAGTTAATTAAAAGTTTCCAATTACTTCTTCAAAATCAACACCAGTCTTGGTGGCAATAAAGTTCAAACCAATAAAGTTAATTGATCTTGCTGGTTTGATGTAAATATCAGCAACGAATTCATTATTATCAATGACTGCAGCAGTATTATTAGTTTCATCACAAACAACGACATAATCAAAAATTCCCCTCTTCGCCTGAACATCACGGAGGAATGGTTCAATCGTATTTACAAAATTTGTTCTTGTAATTTCATCATTGAATTCGAAGAGAGCATCTTTTGCTGCTTGTGAAATCGCATCTTCAAGATATATGAAGAGGCGGCGAACATTAACACGATCAAAAGAAGATGCTTTCGCAAGACCAGTTCTATCACCAAATAGAACAATTCCTGCCCCTGGTGAGAAGATTACTGGATTAACTCTATTTGTATAAAGTCTATCTCTTTGCGATTTTGAAGGATTGTATGCAAGTTTAACTGCATTGAGAATTGCTCCCCTAGTTGTTCCTGCTGGCGAATACCACGGGAAATTGTTAATGTCATTTCTTGCACAAAGTCCAGCAATATCACCGTTTAGTGGAATATATCTAAATGTATCCGAGAATCTATCGTACATATACTTATATCCACTGTCAAATATTGCATAAGATGAGGATGCAATTGGAGCATAAAATGTTAATACATTATTAGTAATGTCTTCTGCAGATCTAACATTTACTTCAGTTTGAACTGCAGTATCGGTTAATGCAGCACCTCTGTATGGGGAAATAAGTGCGATAGCGTCTTTTCTCAATTCAGCAACGGAAATGAGTTTGTTTGCTAAAGATTGGGCAGTGGTGATATCATATGCAGCAGATCCCATCAGTAAGAAATCTACTTTAAAGTTTTCGGTATTTTCAAATAAATCATATCCATCGGAAAGTTCTCCTAAAGATGCTGTTAAAGATCCAGATGCTGTAATTGTAGAAATTCCCGAATAATCTTTTCCGCGACTTAAAGAATCTGTTGAAGATCCGTAAGCTCCAAATGTAATTCCATCAGCATCTTGATCCCAACCAGTATCAGTTTCTAAAGTGAATCCAGAACTATATCCAGTTGTTACAATACCTGTTGGAGCTCCAAGTCCAAAAATGTAACTTGAATTATTTACAAGATATTTTCTCCAATAAGATGGATTACCAACAGAAAATTCGGCATCTTTTGCTTTAGAAAGATTAAGATGCTTTTCTAAAATAGTTCCTGCATTTCCGGTGATCGATCCCAATCCATCAATTACAACTACATGAACTTCATCAAATCTAGAATTTCTCGCGCTGGCATAAGCAGAAGTTCCTGGTCTTGGTGCAAGATTATTCCAATTAATTGAGGTTGAGGTGGTTAATCCAACTGTTTGTTGATCAAACCAATCAAGTCTTGATATGTAAGTTGTAGATGCATAGGAAATTGCCTGTCCGTTTGTATGAATTGCAACTGAACCTGTGGTTGAAAAGGCGTATATTCCAGAAGATTGATAATCCACTTCAGTTTCTGTATTAGCTGCAGATACATGACTTAAAACCTTAACTTCAATTCTACTAGCACCAATACCCGTGATTATTCCCTTCAAATGTCCATCTAAAGTAGTTGTGGTTCCGGAACCAGGTAAAACTGAAGAAATTGCTTGAGTTACACCATAACCAACTAAAATATTAGTTGTATTAATTCCAGTTAAAATTTGATCTGCTTTAGAATCAATAATTGCAACTCTAACTCCATTAGACCAAGAACCAGGATTTCTTGCTGCTACTACAACACCAGTAAGAGTATTCTCATCATAACCCAAAGCATCATAATGCTCTAGACTATCAATTTTAACGCTTGATGCAGTACCAATAAAACCATTTCTTAAGTCACTATCATTTGCCCTTATAACTCTTAATGATCCACCATATGCAAGATAAGAAGAAGCAGTTAGCCAATGCTCATAGTGCTTATCTGTAGAATATGGTTGTCCGAAATTGTTAAGTAAATCATTTTCATTTTCAACTAACGTTGGAACATCAATAGGACCCTTAGCAAAGGGTGCTACTATAGCACCAGTTTTATTCGATGATGGTGTAGTTCTTCCAGTGGTTAAATCAATTTCCCTAACTACAATTCCAGGAGATGCTAAATTTAGCGGCATCTTTATTCTCCGTGATATCCAGAATTATCTAGAAATATTTATTAAAATACTTATCTTAAACGGGGAAACGCTGCATGAATATCTACCAATCAGGATAATACCAATCTGTACAATATCGTTTGGATTTTTTAGACTCTTTGATTCTTTTTATAGTACATTCTCTACACTCATATGAATACGATGATATTAGAGTATTATTCTTTCTTGTCTTATAAAATCCATCTATTAAATTTTTTTTAATTCCACAAACTCTACATTTTCTTTCTGTAAAAAGCAAGTGTTCTACTTCAAACTGTTCCCCCAAATCCATTAATGATATTCCCACATATATGAACGATCACCATATTCATCTGCATTCCATATCTCAGTGCTATCGAGTTTATTCTCATTAGTTGCAAACATCCAACGATCTCCAGTCTTTTCTTCAACTACGACACTCATATCTTCCAATCCATCAGAAATAAATCCGAATGGGGACATATCCTGATCTATTTGATTTTTTTGTTCTTCATAAATTCTTTTGCGAACATCATTATCAGTCATTTCTTTGAAATAATCTTGAGCGACTAACCAAGAAAAAATAACCAAACACATTGCTAAGTCATCATTACATCCCTCTTCTGCTTCAAATGAATTGTGTTTTTGTGAAAATGTTGTTAATTCCGAAATAATATCATAATCTACAGTTAATAACTTATCATCTTCCATTAATGTTTTTAAGTTGGAACATCCTAGTTTTTTAACTGCGGCAGTAGTCCTTACTCCAAGTTGCGACTTCTTACCACTAAATCCCGATCCAACAATTTGACCAGCACGACCTCTCATAGCACACATTAAAATATTATCATATTCCAAGTCAAAATGAAGAATATTTGCAACTTGATCCCCGATATCATTGACTTCAACTAACAACCAAGCATCATTGTATCCTCTGGCAACTTCATCAATAATACTTGGGAATAACATTGGTTTAATTTCATTATTTCTATATTTTCCGACAACTTTATATGGAAAATTACTTATATCAAATATAATAAATGCCGAATAATCATTTCCAAGACCACGAGCAACATCAACAGTTATTAAGTAGTTATGTTCTTCTTGAGGATTTTCATAGATGTCCAAACCAGCATTTCTCTTTATTGGATCTTCATAAACAAAATTTCTAAGTTTTGCTGGATTAATTAATGTGTTAATAGATCCTAAAAATTCACATTCAAACTCAACTTTAAATTGCTGCTCGCTAGTGTTAGCAATTGTTTGTTCTCTCCATTTTTCATCTCTTCCAGGAACTTCTGACCAATGGACATCAGTGGGAATATATTCATTTTTCTTACGTTCCGCATCATGCCACATACGGTAAAAGTGATTCATACCACGAGGAGTGGATACGATAATTACTTTTGTTGATTGTCCCGAAGAAATAGTAGGATAAACGGAAGCGAAGAAATCATCGGCAATATGATTTGGAATGAAAGCAAATTCGTCTAAAAATATAATATTATAAGATCCACCACGAACAGCAGATGCTGATGTAGAAGCGGCAATGATTTTAGATCCATTTTCAAGCTCTAAGCTACCTCTGTTCCACTGTAAGACACCTTGCTGCATCCATTTGGGTAAATTTTCATATGCTAGTTGTAGGCGCTGCAAAAGGTCTCTGGCTGTCGATGCTTTGTTTGCGAGAATAGCAATATTCACATTATCATTAAAGACCGCATAATGTAAAAGATAAGACACGCAAGTTGTTGATTTGCCAGTCTGACGAGGCATCTTGCAAATATTGAAACGGTTCTTATGAAACCTTGAAATTAATTTTTCTTGAAATGGATATAATTCAAACGGAACAAGACCGTGATCCAAAGAAACAATTTTAATATAATTTCTAGCAAAATATACCGGATCCTCTTTGCATTTAAAAAATTCTAGAATCTGTTCTTGAGACCATTGTATGGTAGTGTTTGCCTTTTTTAAATTGGGATTGGATAGATAGGCATCACCCTGTTTTAATTGAATATCTTGAATTGCCATATCAATAAATCTCTCTCCACCTCATAGAAACTCCAACATTAGTGCTAGCATCACCTATATTAGATACTCTAACTGAAAAAATTTCAGAGTCTGTAGAATCAAAATTTTGAGATAAGAAATTTTTCTTTGAAGTTGGCCCTGATTGGGCATCTGCAGTTGTTGCTGATGGTTTTTGTTGATTTTGACTTTCTCCTGCAGCATATCCACCCATAAAATCTTCAAAATACGCTGTACTAATTCCAGTTAGAGATTGATTATATTCGACAACAGATTCATCATTTTCAGAAACCCAAGTTCCTAATCCACTAAGAGCAACAGAACTTCGTAACTTCACAACCTCATATTTTATATTAGCACCATTTGTAAATACAGAAACATCTTCAAGTTTTACTGTTGCTCTATTTGGATATCCCTTGAATGAATTTTTAAGTCTAATTGCAAGAATAGGAACTGTAGTACCTATTCCAACAGTTCTAAGATTTGTTGTATGTGAATATTCTCTGCCTGCTTCTGTATATCCACCTTCACTCATCACGGTAGAACAAATTTGAATAAATGAACCACCAGCACCTACTTGTGCTCCAGTATTTCTAACCTCACATCTTACTGGAAGATTTGGATTAGACATATAAACGGTTGGAAGAACATTTGAATTATAAAATTCGTGAGCAATAACATTTAATCCATTAATACTGAATCCACAACGAACTCTACCTACACCCAACCACTCAAAGTCGGTCATGAATAATTGGGTTTTGGTGATGTCTAAATTAAATCTTGAGGGACCATTTCCGTCCAGAGTATCCTTATTCCATTGAGATTGTGGAACTCTTCTGTCTGAAGCAATCCCAGTTACATAAGACCTGATTACAAAACTCAAAGTTCCATCTGGTGCCTGCTCAAAGAAAATACCATCTCTATCATCAAAATATCCAGTCCTCTTATAAACGTTTTGCTGTGCTGCACCAAAATTAAATGTTGAATAAATTACCTGTGATTTGCCAGGCATATAATGATGATATCTCTTTGTCTGGTGAATACAGTATCCATTCGTGCTGATACCAGAACTTAAAATTGCTGCTGCCTGATTACCATCGAAACTTACAGATGCTCCAGTTCCCACCTTTACATCTATAAAGTCTGGGTCAATAGCATAAAGATGCTTATAATCTCCAAGAGTATATGGATTTGATGTTCTTAATCTTCCAAAAGCATCTCCAGAAAATCCTTGTCCAAGATCTTCATAAATTTCTCCATACTTATTAGCCCTCATATAAACCTCAAAGAGGGTTCTCTCTTGGTTTAAATAATCTTGTTCGTTCTTATTCCACTGTGCCATTTTGTATTACTCCTATTCAATCAGACCAAGAAAATTTTTCAGGTCTATATCTTTGCGAACTCTTAATAGTTATATCACTATTTGTTGATGGGTAAATGTTATGAACAATTGCTCCAGGATATTCTCCCTGAAGTTGCTCGGCAAGTTTAGTTTTATCCATCATTTGCCCACCAATTTCTAAACGATATATCTTTCCTTCCCAAACAACATCAGCGATAAAAGATTCGCTTGTAGTTTCTGGTTGGGGAGAATTCATATAAAGATTCCCATTGAAATCTCCGGCGATATTGATGCTTTCTGAAATAAATTGTTGAAATGATTTCATTACTTATCCTTTTCTCTTAAGTAATCTATCGCTGCTTGTAAATTATTTATGTTATCTTTAAAATTTCCCAATCCTCTATTACAGTGGTTACATAACATACCTCTAAATTTTCCTGTTCCATGATTATGATCCATTACCAAAGCATAAACTTTACCTAAATGTTTGTTATATCTTGAACCTGCAAGTTCATTACCACCACATATATCACATTTTTCTTGTTTTCTCAATTCTTTAACTTCATCATCTGAAAGTTGACCTCTAAACTTTCCCCTGTTTATTTCACTTCTATAAGATGCTCTACATTTTCTACACCAACTATCTAAACCATCTTTACATTTATTATGAGGTGGAAAATTTATAGTGTCTCTTGGTTTTTCTTTTTTACACCTAGTACAGATTTTTGTATTCATACCTTTTCATTACTCTATTATTTATGTAATGAAAAGGTATGAATTAACACTTCCATCTTCTTCTTGCTTTGCAAATTGGTTTATCTGGAGTTTTAGAGCAATCTATATTGTGCATATCTCTTTGACCTGCAGATCGTGAACAAAAATTCTTACGACGTTTTGCCCTTTTACCTTTTGGTTTTTTCTCAGTTACTGCAGTTTGAAGTTTTGACCCAGGATTTTCACGACGATAAGCATTTACTGCTGCTTGACTTAATCCATCTGTTTTATCTTGGCGATTCACTTTTTGCCAATCTTCAAATAATCCAAGATCTGCTCTCCAATTTGAAAGTTCTTCCTTTTTTACGCAACGATTATAAGTTTTTCCAAAAAGTTTTTGAGTTCCTGTTTTTTTATATCCAGTCCAACATTTTTTCGATTCTTCCACAACATCATGCTCTCCACTATCTATATAATCCGCTGCAGCATCAAGATAATCTGCTGCTTTTGTGATTTTTGACTGAACCCAAGCTTCAATATTACCCTCGCCTTTTAATTTTCCACGAAGTCTTCTTGCTGCAGAAATAATTGTAGAAAGTTCAGATCGGGCCATTGAATGCTCATGATCGTATTGTTTAGACTCTGGGAAATTTCCTGGATGTGGAGTATTTGGGTCATAATCTTTACCAAAAAGACTAGGTAAAGAGTACATATCCCAATATTTTGGACCATACTTACACTCACCGCGAGTCTCGTCTTTTTTACACTTAGGGCAAAATCTAATCATTTCCATAGCCTCTGATTTTGTACCCCAATTGTCAGCACCCACTTTTCTACACCTTACAAGTGCCCCCGAAGCATATGCACTTGGCCAGATTTTATATCTACTTTTTACTTTATGATAACAAGCATCCTTTTCACCCTTCTTTTCTTGAATGTATTCTTCTTGTGTCACGATTTTTGCAGCTCCTGATCTATTTGGATTTGGATCTTCTCTACGTTTTTTAGCAGATCTTTTATTTCTTTCTTTTTTACTCATATTTGCACGATCATCGGGATCACGACAAAATGGTTTTGTCGTTTGACCTGGTTGTTTTGCACATGGCTTACCATCATACTTTCCACCAGTTTGAACCCAACCACCATCATCAAACCACCTATCTAACCTGCCATTATAATCCTTTGCTTTAATTCCATCAGTTGCTTCTTTCACATCATTAAATTTTTTATGGTCTTTTTTAGCATCAGATTCCATTTTTTTCAGACGAGTATAATAATCTGGGATTTCATCAAGATGCTGCAGAGCAATATCAGTAGCAAGGTCTTTATCTTTTGTATGCTCATATTCAATAGGGATTCCCATTCCCAGTTGATTCTTTATAAAAGAAACTTCTAAACGATGTTTCTTTGCAATTTGCTCAACCGTTTTATGAGATTTTAATTTATGCACAATGATAAAAAAATTACTCCTTATTATTTAGAAAACCTTGCTTTAGTAATTTTGAAAGTTCTGTAGTTGAACCAATAAACACGGCGTTGTTGGTTACATTATTAGATGTTTTTGTAGATTCATCTTCAACATCTTTTAATTTCTTTTGGAGATCTATTAATTTATCAGTTACATCACCCACATTTTTTATAAGTTGTCCAGCAACTTCATATGCTCTTGGAGATGCAGAATCTCCGGCAAGTTCCATAATTCCATTAATCGCCTCCTGTCCCTTTTCAATCAATGAATATAGATTTGCTCTCGTATATTCGTAATCCTTTTTAATATCATCAGGTTTTAAAGGTGATACTGTTATATCTGTCGCAACCTTATCCACTTCTACAATACTACTCTCAATATTGAGGGATTGGTCCAACTTATCATAATTATTTTTCATAGAATTTAAATATCACTTTGTTGAGTTGGGCTATATTCCTTACTATCAAAGAATACTTCTCTAGTTTCATTGAATCCAAAATCATCTTCTGGTTCCGCATCAATTGGATCTGGGACAACAGTATATCTCATTTCTCTCTTTGCTGTTGTGGTATCAGAACTACTATAATAATCAACTTGAACTTTGCGAATAAGACCCTCAGTAGATTCTGCAATTGGTCCGAACATATAAGTTTTTGCGGTAAAATTAAAAGTATATATTAAAACTCTTCTTGTAGAGAAATCTCCTTCATAATCATCGGTAAATGATACATTATCTAAAACTATAGGAATATCTTTTTTTTCACCTATAGAATCAATTAAATCTACGGTTAAATTGAATGACGGTTGAAAGTATGGCAATATTTGTTCCACAACTTGCAAAGCATCATCTTGCAATTTAGACATTAAATTTAATTGAAATCCAATATTATATGGAACTGGCATATAAACTTTTTTTACATCACCATCACCACCACAAGATTTAAAAATTTGAGTAACGTTAGACTTCCTTGTGGGATCATACTGAATAGATGTCATTTCAAACGACAATCTGGGTAAAGTCATTGCAATTGGTTTATTTAATTCTGGTTGTTGTTCGATTCTTGCCAAAAACTTTTGAATAGGTCCATATGCTAAGGGAATTTTTATCTGACTAATACTATCTCCAGATGAATTTTTATGCCTTACATTGATATCATTAAACAACGTACCAAATGCAATTACTGTTTTTCTAATAATTTCGTGATAAAAATAAGTTCCTAACATTAGTAGTTGCCAAATGGATTTGATTGTGAAAAATCTATAATTTGATCCGCCTCATCCTGTATCACTTTGTTTTCTCCATATTTATCATAAAGATCCCATTCGTTTGCAATTGATACTGCATAAGTTGCAGAAGAAGATGACCCTACAATAATTTCTCCAGGATAAAATCCGGAGTTATTTTCACCAATATTTGCAAAGGATACTTTTAATACTTTGGTATCATAGTCCCATGATTTAACTCTTGCTTGAGTTCCTGAAGTGGAACCCGTAATAATTTCATTAAATATATAGGTTCCGAATCCACTTAAAGATGGTGGGTTTGCAATGGTAACTATTGGTGCTTGAGTATAACCCGCACCCGAATTGGAAATTCTAATTGCAGAAACCTCATTATTTGTTCCCAGAGAAGCAATCCCAACAGCCGTCTCTCCAGTTCCAACAGAACCTGTAATCGTTATTACTGGTTTAGTTTTATACCCACTACCAACATTTAACATACTAAATGAAATAATTCCATTATTAACTGTTTCTATAGAGCAAGTTGCTGCAGCACCAGATCCCCCACCCCCAGATATGGTAATAGTTGGTGCTACGGTATATCCAGATCCTGCGTTAATTAAAAGTATTTCTTTAACGGATCTAACTCCACCAAATGATGAGGTTATTGCAACTGCCGACGCATTTATCCCACCAGATGGTGCGGTGGATATAGAAACTGTTGGGTTCCCAGTATAAGCATAACCATCATTATTTAAATAAATTTTTCGTATATATCCCGTTCCAATTGTTGCAGATGCCGTTGCAGTTGATCCACTACCAATCAATGTTAATGTTGTAATATATCCTTCATCTTGAACTTGAGTATCAATTTCTTCGATACTGGTATCAATAACTTCATCTTCATACTCAAATAATTCACATTTCAATTCATAAACATATAATTTTCCCAATTGATAAAATGGTTGCTCGTGTTCAACAAATTTAACTTCAAATAATCTTTGCCCTAATGGAAAATAAACCAGATCGCCCTCCCTAGGGCGTGTCGATAATTCAATTTCATCATCATCATCTGTTTCTAAAAATGGAGAGATAAAATCTTCAAATCTCTCTCTTGAAATAAGTAAGCTTACCTCATCCTTTAAACTAACCCCAAATTTTGATAAAATATCTCCTTGTCCAGTATATCCATCGTAATTATTTACATATGCCTCTATTGCATAGTTATCATCAAACTTTGAAGATGATATTTCTTTTAAAACACTCTCTTTTCTTACGAATTTTCTTGGAATGTAAATAACTTCTACACCATAAATTTTAAGCTGCTCATTAATCAACTCTTGAATGAGTCTCTGCTCATTTGGTGATCCCTGTAAGAAGAACGGATTAAGTGCCATTATCCAATAAAATCGTAAGGTGGTAATTCATAATCCATTGACATTCTCTGTCTTAAACTTTCAAGTTCTCTTTCTGCATCATCGTACATTTCTCTACCGTTCAACTCAATTCCACCAGGAAGTTTTACTCCCCTAAATTTAATTAGATTTTGTCCCCACTGCCTCTTCATTAAGGAGGTTAGATATTTTTTCAAAAAACTATCATTATAAACTTTGGTAAAATCGTTTGGATCTAAAATTCTATAACAATCTATAACAATAAAAGTATCTTTATTTTGAGAATTCCAATCAATATCGAGATACATTCTATTTTGTCTTTTATTAAATCTAATTTGCTTATCTGTAGTTAAAAGAAAATCAATATCTTCTAGATAACTTTTAACCATAGCATATTGTAATAATTCAACTGAGTTAAAGTAATATAAGTCATTCAAGAATAATTGATATTTGATACTGAACATTCCACCAGAAATAGAACTAGTATCAAATTTAAATACTTTTTCAATTCCAATTACTGAATCAGGAACTTGAATAAAATTAGAATTTTCGTAAAAATTAAACGATGTAGTTCCTATACCAGAAATATTTGCCGTACCAGTCGTTGTTACAATACCTACACCGTTTGTTCCTTTCCCTCTTCCTCTATTTAAATCTTCTTCGGTAATTTTATACTTCAAATACATTCTTTCAACACCATCAAAGTGTCTTTCATGGAAATATTGTAAGGCATCATCTACTAAATCATCTATCTGCTCGTCGGCTAAATTAATTTCTAAGACTGGAGCGCCTAACCTTCTTAGGCAATAATCTATTAATTCTTGCCTACTACTTGGTTTTGACATTAATAAGTACCTCCATCTAAAACACTTGCCCAGGTAGGGATACCTGAAGAGTTAGTTGAAACTATATAGTTGGTTTCGGATATGGATGTTGAGGTTGTTCCAGTTGAAACTAACTTATCATTTTGATCAAAATATGCAATTCCATATGGTTCTCCAATTGGATAATATAAAAATTGACCAACTGTTAAAATGCCAGTAATGTTGCCATTGCGAGCAGTAAATTCATCAAATACTAAATCATCAGAAATATATAAATCGCCACCAACATAAAGGTCTCCACCAGTCGTTGTAATTCCACCATTTGCGGCAAGAGTAGAAATTCCTGCGACATAAAGAGTTCCTGACAATGAAGCATCATTGGCAGTAAAATCATCAAAAACTATATCATCCTGAACGTATAAATCTCCTCCGATATATACATCATTTCGAAAAGTTGCCAGACCAACAAAGGTAGATAAACCACTTACACTCAGTTGAGTTACTGAGGCAATTCCCCCAATTACATTTTCTGCAATTATTGCAGTTCCTCCAGCAGATCCTGAAACGCTGGATACAACTTTTATAGAGTTTTGTTGTCCAACTCTTACTTTTGTATTTTGTTGATCAAATTTAACTCTAATATCCGACATTATCGGGTAACTCCTTCTCTTACGAGAACCATTCCCTCAATAACTCTATTTTTAATTCCTTGAGAATCTGTGATAAGAATATCATATACATATCTTCCAGGTTTTAAATTTTGAGTTTCAGTAGATCCTAAACTGATAGCAATTTTCCCCAGAGTTTTGGGAACAATAATAGTAGAACCGAAAGATACTGCTGTAGAACTTCCTGCCCATTTTCTTATCTGGGCGTTAACATCATAATCTGTTAGATTTAATGCTGAATTATCGGAACCTTCTAAAGTAAAAGATTGAGTAAAATCGGAACCAGCATTAATAACTAAATTATTTACATATACTGATGCCATCTATTTTTTTTGAGATCTACTTCTTATTTATGTTTCAAAAACTCCAGAAGAACCCAAGGAATTAATTACCTCCTGCTGTTTTAAATATAATTTGCAGTAGAGTTTTGAAAAATTTTTTAGTTCTTCTAAATTCAATTCGTCTATAATACGAGAATGTTTCTCAAATTCAAACATCTTATCAATTGTATCAAGTTCTATATTATTTGGATTCATTTATCAACTCCTTCAATAAAGATTTAATTTCTTCTATATCAGACTTCATTTTTTCTATTTCATTTTTTTGAGTTTCTCTATTATGCAAACTATTAATATATTGATTATACGATTGATTGTCCCGATTTACTATAGCACCGGTGTTTTCATCACGATATAAATTAGGATGTCCCTTTACCCGTATCATCATTTAACTGCAATACTTCTTAAATCAGCAAATCGTGGAGGATTTGATTGATCAGTTCCAGACATTACAATTTTAATTGTATATCCAGTAAAGTCTCCAAGATTACTAGCAGTAAATTCATATTCAAGGAACTGATTTTCTAAACTTGCAGGAACAAATACATCAGGAAGACCACTATTTTGAGATGGATCAACAACGTCTAAATATCCATCTTGATTACTATCGATTGTTAAATTATTATAACCTGGAAATAGTTCAAATGCTTGTTCAATTTCACTGGAGTCTGGGCGTATTAAACTATAAAGAACTCTAAAGTCTGCAGAGGAAGGTCTGTAGGCAGATAAAAGAACTTTAAGAGACGATGCTGGTTGCTCTAATCTAATAGTATTGGATACATATACTGCAGAGTGGGGATCATCATTTATAGAATTAACTCTTCCATCGTTAATGTAATCGGAGATGGGATTATTTAAACTATTGCTCAATAAAACAACCGAAGAGTCTTTCCAGAAAACTAGCGGAGAAAGATTATTATCAGAAGTTGATAGATTTACCTTTAATATTAGTGATTTACTTCTATTTTGAAGTAAAGATCCATTTAGGTATGTAATTTCATTAACATTTGAGCAAATGATTCTTGTTGATGAGAGTTTATTTCTTGATCCAATTTCAACATTTTCATATCCTAAGTCCTGGAAAGAAATTTCATTGCCACCAGCACTTGTTCCGCTCACTGTTCTAACTTGTGTTGATATATCTGTTAGAGAACTAGGAACCACAGAAGAAATTTGTGGGATAATTGTATCATATTGTATATTTTGTGTAGCAGTAACTTGATTACCACCACCCGAATATTCGGAATTGAAACAAAGTTGTGGCGTGGAATCGGTATTATTGTCTGAACTTCTATCTACACCATTTACAGACCTATCAAATTCAAGATAATATTTATCAATGTCTCCTGAAATATTACTAATATTGTGAGTTGTATTTATTCTTCTCAAAGAAACTCCAGAAAGTTCATATTTATAAATTGGGGTATTAATTGAATGGTCTTGAATAGTTGTCGAATCAAATCCTCTAGTGCAAGAAATTAACTGATTATTTGAAGTTCCAACATACTTAATAATTTCATTACCAACTTTCACATATCCTGGATTATTGCTATCCACAAGATATCCTTCAAATGTTGTAAAGTTTGCTGTGGAAGCAAGACTAATACTCGTATCAGAAATATTAATTGGTGATATTAAGATTCCTGGTGCAATATTAGATTCTATATTATCTAATATTACTTTGTTGTTTGATGCGTGCATTCCGTGTTCAAACTGACTCACTTCTAGGACATTACCACCATAAATTCCACCGACAGGGACGGAAGACTTTATTAACGTAGAAGCTAGAGATACTGCGTTTCCAGAATTATCGTAATATACTAAAGATATGTTATCGGTAAAATCATTTCCCTGAACATTTGATAGATATAAAGTGTCTAGACCACTAATCGTTGATATAGTAATTATTGCATCTCTGCCGGTTGATGTAGAAACTGATGAGGTTACAATACCCACGATATCTCCAACAGCGTATCCATTTCCTGGATTTACTACAGTTGCAACTCCAACAGATCCGTTAGTCGCAGTAATGTTTAACGTAAGTCCCGATCCATTACCACTAATTGAATATGTTTGTACTGCGGATGTATTTGAATAATTAGATCCTCCACTTGTTAAACTTATTGAAGAAACGGAACTTCCCGTGCCAGTAATATAACCATACTTATACGAATCTGCCGCACCGGAACCAGAAATTTTTCTTCCAGTAGTTAATATTCCCAATAATCCACTATTTGTTACTGTGGTAATTCCAACAATTAATTTTCTTGGCAAAACTTTAACTGGGTTATTAGTTAATGTTGGAACATATCCATTACTTTCATTAAGAGATGGATTTTGGAACAAGATACTACCACTTGTTGATGTAAAGTTTGCCTTATAAAGTTTAAACTTCATATCTTGATAGTCATTTGGTGTCCATTCGGCACCATTTTGAGATTTATAGAGTCTTCCAACTGCAAACTGTTTGGTATAACGAACACTTTCCGCGTCTGGTAAAGTTGATGTATTCACAGTTTTTTGACCCATTTCTGCAATCCAAACCTCGTATTGGTCAGATTGTGGTGATAGGAGTGCTATTGCATATTGAAGTCCTGGAGAAAGATAAACTGGGTAATCAAATGTTACTTTTGTCGCTACTGTTGCATCTCGTGATGTGGTTATTTGATCTGGTCTTAATGTAACTTGTGCAAGTATTGTTTTTGTTGGTGTTCCCAACTCAACTGTTCTTACTTCTACAGTTAGAGGAGTATTTCCAGAATCTTTACTTGCAAAAAAGAGATCTACAGCAGTTAAGTATACACCATTGGTGTCATCATTTGCAATATTACCATTAACATCCTCAATATTTCCACCAACAGTAAATGATTGTGCCAAAGGATCTACAAATTGGAACCTAATATTTTGTGTAGTAATTGTTCTCTGCCTTTGTTCCCATCTACCAGTAGATCTGTAAATAGTCTCTCCAGAAGAAATTAATGCACTTCCAGGAAGAGGAGTTTCATTATTTTCACTCGATGTTAATTTATAAACTTTAGCACCTGTATTTACTCTAGTTGCTGGTGGTGGAATTGTATTTGGATCTCTTAGGAAAAATGATCCAAAAAGATCTCCATAATTATCGGAAACCAATCTTAAATCTTTAACATAAGCGATTGAACCACTAGTTGTACCAACCAACTTCATTCCAGGAATTAAATATCCAGAGTACAAACCTTGAGTTTGTTGGCATAAAGATTCAATATCTACATTCAAAATATTTGAAGAAGAACTATATGATGCTGGAATATTTTCATTTCTCTTGTAAGGATTGATATTATATGTTGTTGATGGTGAATTAAAAGGACCTTCTTTGTGATTTGAAGTTGCAACTCTAAATCTAATTAAAATTCTATCATTAAAAGAACCAACTACAGTTTCACCGACTTGAAACGCCCCAGAAGAACCATAATTTTGCAAATTGGAATCACTAGAAATTTCAATTAGTTTTGGAATAAAATCGACGCCACTTTCACCGTCTAAAAATTGATAAAATCTTGTTAATGGTCTAAGATTGGATGCATAGAATCCAGTATTTCTGGATCTCATAAACCTTTCTTCACCATCAAATACCTCTTCTTCTTCGTTAGTTATGACAGCACCTGTCAATCTACTAACCGTTCTTCTTCTGTTAAATAACCATCCCCATAAACCTCTTCTCCTTATTCTTATCTGAGTAAATACTGGTTGTGCATTATTATTATTAATCCACCTTTGTGCAGATCCCGGAGTAATCCTTAAAGTTGTACTTGTTGTAACTAAAATATCTTCAAGTCTAATACTTCTCACCCAGCTATCACTTTCTGGATTTAACTTTATAACTCCATTATAACTTACTACATTAAATGGATTGACATTTTCAACTCTTGTTGCCAGTGGTTGCTCAATCCACCCAACAGATTCATATTTTAAAGTGATTGCATCCCCAGTTTTTTGTACATTTGAATCATAAAGAGTAAAATTTTTATTTAAATCCAAATCCTCATTTGTAAATACTTCCGCAGACACTGGAAGTAAATTGATACTATTTCTTCCTACTGGTGCAGATAACTCCTCAGTATCTTCATCAATTTCTGCGGTTGTTAATAAATTATTCATTAAATCATAATTTTTAAAATCATCTACAAAAAATCCAGTTTTAAATCTATTAAATCCTTGTGCATCTTGAATTTGTAGTGTTTGAGTATTTAATTCTAAAAGAGACAAGGAAGTTACTCTTTCTAAATTCTTAACTCTATTATTAATAAGTCCAATATCTCTCATTGTATAACGTCTATTATCAACCAAAGATATAATCGCATCTCTTGGATTATAAAGATATGGTGGAAGATTTATTGTACATAATTCTATAACTTCGGATGGATTTGGTGGTGGTGTAGGTAATACAGATGGAGTTCCTTGCGAAACGATAAATTGACCTAACTTATTAAGATATAACTTATCAATTCTACCTAAGTAAAAATCATACGATACTAATGAACTTTCGTTTGGAGTTAAGATTACTTTCGGTTCATTAGTAAAAGATCGTGAAGAAAAATCAAATGGGGATGAACTTGACCCAGTAAAAACGGATACTCTTGGTCTAAAGTCGAGTGTATCTGATGCCCTGACATTGTTAATGCCAATAAATGGCACATCGGAATTAAATCTCTCAGATTCGTAGCTATTTACTGTAAATACATCACCGGTATCATTGGATGGTATTGAATAATAATCAAAGATTGCTAGAATTTTATTAGTTGGTTCAGATTCTCCTTTTTTTCTCACTAGTCTGGAATAATCATAATATTGATCTTTTTGAGCCTTATCAAGAATAAATTTATTTGTGATATTTTTATATCTTCCGGCAGTAAATAGATCAATAGTAGTATCTATATTTGATTCTTCGAAATAAACATTTTCATTTGCGAAAAACTTATTGTTGTTTAGATAAACAACTCCCAATGTATTTGAAGATGGTTTTGAAACAATTCTAGCGACTGCTTTACTCTGCTTTCCTCTAATATTTTCCCCAATAATTGCATTAGTATCAACATTAACTGTTGAACTAAATGTAAGTGTATCCAAAACAGGATTAGAAGTATCTAATGACTCATATACAGCAATAATTTTAGCAACATCTGGATATCTTAAACAAATTTCTTCATCCTGAACTCTCAAACCATAATAAGAATTGTATGTTAATCCATCATTAATCGATGTGTTAATTCCAGTTCCTGATTGAACATTTTTTGAAAGATCAATGCTTAATGATTGACTTCTGTTAAACTTTTTAACTTTATTTTGAATACCATTTTTGACAAATGTAGCATTAATTACACTAATATTTTTATTTTGAATGTTATTGAATGTCAATTGATTATTGAATAGAACTACCTTATCGGAAGATAGTGGTTCAATAGTACCATCTGCATAATGAATTGAATATCTCTCTTCATCATATGGTTCAAATTGAGATATTGAAGTGCTTACTCCAAGAGTGAAGTTTGATGGGGATAATACTAAAGATCCTCCAGAAGGTGTTAAAGTTCCTGCCGATTGTGCAGTAAAAACTAAATTAGAATTTGTTAAGTTAGTTGATGAGATATTTGTATTTGGCAATTCGGCGTATAAAAATCCACTTTGTTGATTTCTGATTCTAGGAGATCCAACGGAAAAAGTTACTGTTGTTTGTGATACTGGCAAAGACCCATCACAAATTCCACTAACAGTAGATATTCCAGATAAAGTTATTGTAGTTTTATCGGAAGAAATTGTTGCAACTCTATTGTATGTTTCTGTATTAAAACCAACTCGCTGATATCTGATAATAGCACCACTTGATATTCCTGTAAAAATTTTACCAGAGGAAGATACATTTCCATTAGATTCAATTGTAATAGTATCTGTGGGTGAAAATCCCGTAGGTATTATTTTATCTAATTGAGTATCTGCCAAAAATGCAGTTGAAAATCCAGAAACTGACGTTGATTGATATACAGATTTAATATCTTGAGATGAATATGTGGTAATATTCTTGATAGATCTAGGATATGTCTCCACACCATTAATCAAAATCTGCTCATTTACAATAAATGTTCCAGAAGTTTGTCTTATAAAAAGTCTATCCGAACCTGACCCTGCGGCAGTTGCATATCCAGATGCTCCACTGCTTTTACCTTTGATAAATGAGGAGAGTGGTAATTCAGATCCCGAAAGGCTTTTATTTAATTGAATTTCTGTATAAGTTTGAATATCAAATAAATAAAGATCCCAATTCGTAGAGTTTCCAGAATATGCAGAATCTGTAACTGAAAAAGTATAAATTCTTGCATCTCCAATTTTAGTTCCTGAAGGAGTTGTTGTTGAAGATTTTCTATAGTTGTATAAATCAACTGTCTGTTTTTGTAAAGGAGCTCCTGATACATTATTAATTCTAATCAAATTTCCCATTTCAAATGGAATATTGATATTTGTTCTAGACTCAGTAGTTCTAGGCTTTGCAACATCTAAAATTTCAACTCCAGTTTTTTCAATATCATACCCTCTCACATATGCTTTTCCGGGAGATAACTTAATACACATTAAGTTATCTGAAGGTGTATTACCTTGATCTGTTTTTTCATTTGAAAAATATATACCATCATTCCCTAAAGCATCGTTTAGCGAATTGTGTATAGAAAATTGAAATGGATCAACTACATAATCTCCGGATTCATCATAAGTTCTTTGCGCCAAATAATCTTTAATTAAAGAATAGCTAGATTTTACATCTATTTTTTTAATTGCTCCTTCCCTAACTCTCAATAATTCAACAAAATCAGTATCATTTACATCTTCAATAAGTTTTTTCGTTAATACTAAGGATATTTGAAATCTATCGGCTCCAGGTGCAGCAAAATTTGTAAATCCTTTTGCATTATCATACAGACTAGAATCATCTTTTGGGGTAATTATCTTCTCATCTATTCGCAATCCAACTCTATATGAAGGTGAATTTGTATAATAATCTAAAATAATTGTCTGCTTCTCAACTTTAACAAAAGATCCCCTAATAAAATATATTCCCTCCCCAATTGAAGCCGCTGATCCAATCGCAGTTGAATTTGTGGAAATAGTTGTTGCAAATGGTGTTCCTGATGTTATTGTTCCAATAATCTCACTGGCATATAATTGCTCATTATCTTGAAATTGATTTACTTGAAAATTAACATCAGAATCTAAATATTTAACGTAAATAGTTGGATATTCAATCTCAGAATTTGGTAGTTGGACAAATTGAATAGTTGCAGTTACTCCAGATATTTGTCCTGTAATTTTTTTACCTACAAATTCCGACAAATACGATGATATTTCAACATTATACTGCTGTGGATTCAATTTAACAGAATAAAATTGATTATCATAAACAATATTACCGGGAATTACTACAGACCCTTCTTTGAATATATGACTTCCAAATGTTTCTACTTGATTTTGTAATATTGACTGTAAAGTATTTAATTCTCTTGCCTGAATTGGTTTTCCAGGGTTGAATAAAACTTTATAGTAATTTTTATCCCTAGCACCTTGATCCTTTTCCAAGAAGTCATCAAAGTATGGGCTTACATTAAGATTCGTTTTTTGGGCCATCTGTTAAAATTCCAGAATAATTTTAATGTCTTCTTTTTGCCTAGAATTCCTAGTAACTGTAGATCTATTATCAATATAGATTATGTCTCCAGACTTATTATTTATCTCTGGATTTGCGAGACCATTTTCAAATATTACACCTAAGTTTATAACCTTATTAGAAATAGTTGTAGTGATTCCAGAATAACTCATAATATTTGCAGAAAAACCACCAACAGTTGTGACTTGTTGGGGTGGATCTTCTCCAGGAACATTTGGTTCGAAATTTAAAATACTATTTGTTGATGATGAGAAGAATGAAGAAATTCCTGGAAAATCTTGATAGGTAGATCCACCACCACCTCCAAAATATAAAGATCTGTCCCTATAATACTTTAAAATACTTGTCTCACTGTCATAAGAAACAACGTATCCATATGCAACTCCACCAGTTACATTTTGTTTTATTATATCACCGATAGAAACTGATCCGGAAATATCCTTCAATCTCATTGAATAAACGCCAGAAAATTCATTGTCAGTATATGTTGCTGTGCTAACGCCAGTTGCATCATACGTGAATGGATTTTTTAAAATACCAATTTGTGCAAAACTAGAGTCGATTGGAAAATCTTTAGTTGAATCATCAAATCTGACATAAACTAAAACTTTATCTGCACCCAATTCCTCATAAATATCAAATCCATGTCCCTTTGATGGTGGAATAATTGGAATTAACTCAGCATAAGTTCCTGGATTTGTAGTTGTCCCCAAATCAATTAATGCATAAGTATAATTCTTACCTCCACTAGTAACAACTACATCTGAAATTTTAGTATCTGCACCTACAGTAATTGATGTAGTTCCCCCAGAACCATCTCCAACTAAATTACATGATTTAGTTCCAGTAGCATATCCTAATCCTTGATTTTCTATATAAACTTTTTTAATTTGATTATCGTTTAAGGTTGAATCACCATTTTCTCTAACTGACTGAATTTGAGAATCTGTAGATGTTTGCCAATTATTTGGAACAGTAATATATTCAGTAGAGTCAAATTTAATTACATCACTTGGAACCATTGAATACAAATATTTCCAAGTATATCCATCATCTAAAGTTACTGGTTCTAAATCTGTAAAATTTGGTTCTACCTGAGAAACATTACCAGTTCTATTTGTTACGGACGAACCGTTATCTATACAGATATAAACTCTATAATCTGAATTAATTACATAATAATTTGCATCATATAATCTTAAAGCTCCTGTCGACGGTGCAGAATTTATGCCACTATAATCTGGTCGATACATTTCATAAATTTGACCAGAAATCCAATCAATTCTTCTAACTACTCTTCTAAGATTTGCACTGGTTATTTTTTTACCAAACAACACTGTGCTTTCATAATGATTTAAATAATCAATATTATCTGTCGGGTTTGGTGTAGTTATATTCCATTGAGAATCTCTTCCAAAACCAGAAGTTGTAGGATTGGATAACCCAACAAATACATAAAAAGAATTTGAACTGTCCTCAACAGAATCTACAAAACTAGATGCATTAAGTATTCTAAACTTATCAGTTACAATTGCTGGCATTTGAACTTGTTTTTTCTATATTTATATTGGAATTCATATTTCTTTATTTTATAATAGGTCCCACACTTCTTAGTCCGTATCCTCTTCGTTGCATTATCGGGAATGTAGAAAGACCACTATCAACAGTAAATCCAGAAATACCTATTGAAATTGGGGAAGAGGATCTATTAAATCCAGAAATTTTACCCCAAGAAAACTTTCCTACAACACCAGTAGTTGCAATTCCGACAATAGAAGATCCTGAGTGTATATTGCAAGTTACTACTCCAGTAGATGGGTTAATTCCACTAATAATATAGATATTATCTAAACAAGTTGTTCCGATTCCAACAATATCTAGATTATTACTCAAAATTGTTGTTACACCATTACCTACTTTAGTATTAAAGACATAAAGGGGATAACCTGTGGAAAGACCTGTCAAATTTATAGTAAAATTAATCGCTAACGCAGTTCCCACACCAACTGTAGTTCCAATGCCAACGATAGTTCCAATTGTTCCTGCAATTCCTGTTATATTTGTTATATTTTCATAAATTGGACTTGGTAAAGGAACTAGAACTTGGGGAGGATTGTTTGTAGTATATCCAAGTCCAGGATTTGTTATTGTAGTAGATGAAAGTGATCCATTCACAATGGAGATAGATGCGGTAGCAACTGTTCCAATTCCTGCACCTATTTTGGGTGGAGAAGAAATATTAACATTTATTGAAGAACCTGTATATCCACTACCAATATTAGTAATTACTAAAGATTGAACAGTTCCTGCAGCAGAAACTACGGCAGTTACTGCTGCTGAAACTGGATCATCAGCACCAGATACAATTAAAGCATCAAAATCAATTTCTCCAGGCAAAACATTTTCATAGTTGAATAGTGATATAGAATCAACAAAAATTTCATCGTCATTTTCATCAAACGTTTTTATTATTTTTGCCGTAGGATAAATTTGAGTTTCTATTGAATCACGAGATTTGGAGACTAAATTGCCATTAATAAATTTATCAGTTTTTTGTTTTATCCAACTAACAGGTTTATAATTAATAGAATCTACCCCCTTATCAAAATAAAGATTAGTTTCTATTGTTGATGATGTAAGAATATCAGTCACAGTCCTAGAATTTTGTGTTGTAGTAATTCCCAAATACGCATTATTACTAAAAACTTGCACATCATCACCTATTTTCAAAGTTTCATATATTAAAATTTGAGAGCTATCTTCAGAACTTCCTCTATAAAAATAGATTGCCACATTGTCTTCTTCTTTTGGTGGTTCTGTGAATACAAACGATGTTCCACCATCAAATTGATAAGATTCTCCTGGATTTTGTAGGATACCATTTATAAAAATAATTAAAAGAGAATTAAAATTAATTAATTGAGAATCTAGATCAGATCCGTCCCTTTCAAAACTCAGTAGATTTCCATTGTAGTATAATGGAAATCTTGTTCTAGAACCATCTTGATAGTTTTTCACCGAATCAATATAATCTATTTGCCCAAATTGCCATGCAGAAAAAGAGTCAGTGAAGGTATCTAAAACAGTAATTTCAAACTCAGAAATAGGATTTGGAATTCCTTTAGCAGTTACTAACCCCACAGGTTTAAATACATCACCTTTTTCAAATCCATATCCATTTCTCTTGATTTTAAAATTCTTCACTTCAAACAATGTAGATCCAATACCTGTTGTTGAACTTGCCCCAACATCAATATCCATTAGAATACCTATTCCACAATCAGTTGTTGATCCAACAGATAATCTAGAAACTCCAACTATAGGTAAATTACTATAACTTGGGGAAGAAATATTAATTATTGGACTAACATATCCAGTTCCACCATTAACGATAGTAAAAGACAATGATCCACCAGCTCCTACAGATGCTGTAATAGTTGCTGAAGAACCAACGTGACCAATTTCAGTTATTCCTATTGATATTGGTGATCTATATCCAGATCCCCAATTGCCAGTGTATAAATCGCCAGAAGTTCCAATTCCAACAGATACAATAGATCCGCCAGCACCTATTATAGCAGTCACAGATGCCCCTACAAGAGGTGCGTATCCCAATCCACCACTAGATCCAAGTGAAACAATTAAACCTCCTCTAGGGAGTTGGTTTAAATTAACATCAGATTCTGAGATTACTACTGAACCATTTGAAGAGGTTATACCAGAAAAGGTTATACTTGATATGCCAGAAATTTGATCTTCAGTAATTGCAAAATTATTATTTGGGTTATTTTCAGTTGTTGGAGTTTGGAATATTCCATTAATAAAGACCAATCCACTTATTCCGCTTGTACCTAATCCAACAATATTATTCCCAGAAACTGTTAATTTATAAGTTTGTCCAATTCCAGTAAATTGTTCTGAAATATTATCATAAACTTTATTATCATCGTAATTTTTTCTCAAAAATACTCTACCAGAAAAATAATCTCTTGATTCTGGTAATGCATCATCATCATCAAATAATTGATCCTCTAATGATCCTTGGGGAGTGTCAGAGAAGTAAATATTACTTCCAACAATGTTAAATGATCCTCTATAAACTGAGGCAATGCCAGAATTTGAATGCGTAGTTGCAGATGATCCGACAGAACCTCTTTCAACACTGACAAGAGGGAATGTTCCCGCAAAAGAAATAGGTCCAGAGTAACTGGTTCCTAAACCAACATTAATTACTTTCATATATTCACTATCTACTTTCAACAAATCTCCAATTCTAATAGATGATATTCCACTTAACCCAAATGTTGTTGTAGAAGATCCAACTTGAGACCCATTATTAATGGTATAGTTTAAGAGTGCATAAGAAATAGGTTCTTGGACAATATTACTAATTGTGATAATAGATTTCTCATTCTTTTTCAACATTTCAAATTGGTGGGCATTTCCAGATCCTAGAGAAGTGAATGTTACTGATATACCAGAATTTGCATATTCCTCTCTTGTTGAGATCTTAAATTTATCATTATTGATCTTAATGGCATATACTCTTTCTGGTAAAATATTAGTAACAACTCCAACATAATTTAATGTTGCCCCTATACCAACTGCAGTAGCTGCGACTCCAATGAAAGTTGATTTTGGTTCATAGATTAATTCTTCACCTGTGCTAAAGAAATGATTAGGAATGTTAAATTCTCCTGTGCTTAGGTTTAAGACACTACTATCAGAAGGATTAAATTGCTTTGCAAAAATTGATGTTCCTTGATACCTAAGCGCAAATATTTTTTTATTAATATCATCGTCATTAACTGAAATGTAACGGGAAACTCCCACAGATTCCAGTATATTAGCATATTCTAAATCTGGAGGTGGTAAATTAATGTAATCATTTTCTCTATAGAAGATTTCATTAAAAGATATTATTTCAAAATTATTTCCAGTGAAAGAAGGATCTGGATAAAATTTTAAAATTAATTCCGATCCTGATATTTCTCCACCAAAACTACCTATTCCAAGAGTACTTCCTATTGAAAGAAATGGGTATTGTAGTATAGTTGGATTAATACCATCAGAAACTAATACAACTTGATGTAAAGCACTGGTTCCACCCACGCTGACTTTTATCGAGGATTTTACAGATGAAAATATATTATTATTGAGTGATATAACTGTTGATGCTGTAGATACATTTTTATATGAAGAATTAAATAAAATAGTATTTTCAAACCCATCAATTTGACCGTCTAATTTAAATCTATATGTTTGCAATCCAACTGAAATTGTACTGAATCCAACATTTTTAGTTCTAATTGTTACATTATTACTTGAATTATTAGTATAATTAATTTTTATAATTCCACCACTTATAAAAGACCCAAATGTTCCTATAAAATTAGAACTCAATCCGTCATTAGTATCAAAATAAAACTCAGATATATTAGTGTTTGTTCCATCATGATCAACAAATATTTCAGAATAATTCATTTCTCCATTAGAATCATCAGTTATATGGATCATAGAATATAGTGAATCTAAAACAGAACTTGATTTCTCAAGTAAAGTAACTGTTGATCCAGCAGAAACTGTTGTCGTAACGCCAATTAAGCTCACAAACCCAATGTTTGTCGTGCCTATTCCAGTTGTTGAGTTGGTAAATGTATTATTCAAATATTTAATATTATAACTACTTACAAATGAATCTTTAGGTTCAAATTTTAAATAACACTCATCAGTATCATTGTTAATATATCCAGAAAAATCACCAATAGTATTAGTTTCATATCCAGATTCTGATGATATCCTTGAGTCTACTGTACCTCTTTCTAAAATAAATATTTCAGAATCATTATTTAGAATAATCAATTCGGTAAATTGAAATTCAGTCAAATTTTTATTTGAAATTTGTACAAGATAACGATTGAATTTTCTTGTAGAAACAATATCTGTTACTTTTGAAGAAGCTGCAAGTTCCTGATTGGAATTTGAAAATTCAGAATTAATTTGATCTATATCCAAAACTCTATTGCTAATTGCTTTAAAATAATTGGATAATTTTTTATTTTTAAATTTTAAATATTTTGATCTATCCCCAAATGTATCTACGTCTACAACTAAATCATAATTATTGACAGTATCTGCACGTTGTTCTTCAATAATAGTAAAAATTGATTCCGCAAATTGATTTGAATTCACTGAAATTGAATTCACATTAACACCCTTTATAATTTGAGTATCTGCAAAATTTTTCAAACCTGATGGGTGAAGAATATTATTTACAGGACTGACAATATCATTCCATTCTTTATTGGTTTTAATAGAATATGAAAGATTTTGATAATAATCATTATCAGAAATTACTTGAGTATCATCATTAAGTTTTCCAATATCATCATACCACCCCACTTCAGTTATTTTTCCATAATCAATTTTAAATTGTCCAGAACATTCTTTTACATTATCAATTGACGCTATTGTGCCAGATTGAGATCCTCTTATAATTTGATTGCTTTGCAAGTCATATGTTCCAAAAAGTTTAACATAATTTTCATTAGATTCTGTAATGACTAAATCTTGAATAGTAAATTCATCTTGTACTTTAACTTGAACTGGTTCTCCAAGAATAAAGGATGAAAAATCTTGAGTGATATTAAATCTGGGGTAATCATTATAGTTAATAACTACTCCATAATTATTTTCAATTACTTTTGGAACTCCTGGATTTGTAGTTATGCCAGAAAGATCATATGTTAATATTGCCGATGATCCAGAAATTGAAGATGTATATCCAACAACGTCAAAGAATTGGTATCCATAATCCTCCGAATTAAACCCACTTCCATCGGTAGTTTCTTTTTGTATTCCTTCTACAAAAATTTTATCACCCACAGAAAATGGTTCAATTAAAAATCCAGATGCGGGAGTTAATAATGCACAAGTAACAATTCCAGAAGAAGAAGATTGAACAGTTTTAATTCCAACTCCATTTGTATTATTAATAGTCCTTAAAGTAACTATTGTTTCTGGTAAACCTTTCGGGGGAGAATCAATAGTAACAGATTCAATTGAACCAGATTGAGATAAGTTAGGGATCAATAAACCAGAGTCAATTACATTTCTATTATCACTATTGACAATAATTAAATCTGGCGAAGAAATATAATTTTTTCCAGCATTAATTATTCCAATAGAATCAATTGTATTTGAATTTTTTATAGAATAAAACTTAGAAATAGAAGCTTCGGGTCTCAAAGTTTTATCCGAAGAATATTCAAATCCTTCATTTAAAATTCTGATTTGATTAATTTTACCTATTTGAGTAGAATCGGGTATAATATATGCCCCACTTCCAGAATCAGATTCAATTCCGTTAAATATAGGTAATTTTTTAAAATTAGAACCTGGAGAAACTATTTTTACTTTTGAAACTCCCCCAGAAGAAGATTGTGAGGAAGTTGTATATTCTAAAATATCACACTCAGATACACTATAAGAATTTTTTTCTGGAAAACTAGATAAGCATATATTAAATGTTGTCGTACCTATACCAAAAACATTGTAAGAATTACTGTAAAAACTGTCAATGTAATTAATTGATGAATAATTTATAACTTCTTTGTCTGCAGTACTAATATATCCAGACTTTTGTAATGAATAAAATAGTGGTGAAGGTATATTGCTATCATAGTTTAAAGATAGTGATGCATTTGTAGTAGATACACCTATCGTACCAGTTTTACTTATTGAAAAAGAACTAGTTGATCCAGTTGAAATAAATTCATTATAAAAATCTTGATCATAAAATATCTTAAATTCATACCCATAAAGAGATGAGTCCTTCAAATCAAAAATAATGTTATTGTTTTTTATAATTGAAATCGGAGGATTGACCAAAGAAATAACCTGAGAGGATCCACCAGTGCTACTAAATGTTAATGTATTGGGCGGATTTGTCTGTACAACATCAGTATAAGTTTCCCCAAGTTTAATTGTGTTATCATTTATTTTGTAAACAAAGTAAAATCCAGTCGTCAATCCAGATATTACATTATTTGCTGAATATCTGACCTTATCTCCTGTCTTCAATCCATGAGAATTAATTGATATTGTATCAATAGAAGCATCAACAACGGAAGAATTAAATTCTATTGGATTAAATAAAATATATTCAGTATCAGCATCCCGCAAAACTTTAATACTTGACGATGATCCGACTCCTACAGATAAATTTGGTTTAACGAAAAGATTTATAGTATCATTATTGCTAAGATTGTGTGATGTTGATACTGATACTGTTGCAATATTTTTTTGAACAGATCCTTTTACTTGATTGAAATTTGATCGTAGAGAATATTGGTAATCATAAGATCCTGGAACAAATGATCTAAAGAATAGTCCATTTGTTGTTGTAGTTAATCCAATTTGTGTTACGATTCCAATATAATCTATAGATTTTTTGATGATATAAACAACCTGACTGTTACCACCATCTGGCAAATCAAATGCCACTCCACCCGACGTAGTACTAACAGAAATATTACTTCCCCCAAGTGCTGGTTTTTGTAATATAACTGGTTGATTTGTTTTAAACGGATGATTTGGCAAATAAATTGACTGTGTTGGTACTGATACTACATTATTTGTCTGAACACCCACATTATAAGAAATTTGCACATCAACTCCCACTGTTGTACCAATTCCAATCGAATATTGTGGGTTAAAATAAACTAAATCATTATCTCTAGAATCAAAATAATTTACAGATTTATTAATTGTAAATGAGTCTGGAATAAAATATACTGGTGTTGTTGCAGTATGTGGCCCCACTGTCCCAACACTTATCACTCTAACTACATTTTGAGTGTTAAAAATATTAAGAATAGATAAAGTATTTGACCCTATAGTAATGCTGCTACCAATGGAAATACTATCAGGAATACTTGAAAGATATACATCAGTTACTATACCACTTGCCAAAGTTGGTAGTTCTTGGAAAAGAGATGAAGTATAAGAAGTTACTCCAATCCGATTAATCCCATTGAGTGATCCTAAGAAAGTTGATAACCCAGAAACATTAACATAATCTAAATTATTTAAATCATGCTTTGGGGATATCTTCACCTTTATTTGATTTTTATTTTCCCATTCAAAAATTGTATTATTGTAAGAAAGTGAAGAAGTTTCTATATCTACTATAGATTTTCCTTTAATTTCAGATACTTGTGATATTAATCCACCACCTTCAGTATCACTCTGATCGAATAATAATGTTTCTCCAATTTTATAATCTTCCCCAGAATTAATAATATTAAATTTTTCAATTGATCCGGAAGTAATAGACTCTACAACAGAAAATTGGTTAATGACCTCATTAGACTCAATAATAAAATCATTATTCGCATTAGTATCTCCGATTTTATACGGAAAAGTGTTTCTAATGAGAGATGAGTTATTAAAATCAAAAGACTGATTTAGTGATCTATTATCTTCAACAAATTTTGAACGGAATCTATTTGCAATAAAATAAGGATATTTACCTACACTATTTCCATCAACATCTTCTTCGGTAGTAGCAAAATAAGCATAAGTTCCTTTAGGAAATTCTTTTGTTACACAAAATCTTCCATTATATACATCAAGATCACCTGAATTGGTAAATTCATAATCTTCAATAAAGAACCCCGGGGGAAATAATGAAGAATTTGGCCTGTTAAAAACTTTATCTATATTTAATGTGTATCCTGGAGATAAACGTTTTACATTTCCAAGTTCAGACTCTGGATTAGAATAACCAAAAGATCCGTAAATAGGATTACCGTCATAAGCCCACCCAATAATAGGGGAGTGTTTAGATCCATCATCGCCAAATTCGTCCTTAATTTTATCAAAATATCCAGAAATACCATATTGCAAATTATTATAAGAAGATTTTACAATCTCATTAGATGGTATTATTGAATCGTTAGTTGGGTGAATAGTTCCAAATAATAAATTATCATTTATGGAAAGTGACCTAACTTGAACGTCGAAGGCCGCCCCCTTACCAGATGGAGTTATTTCAATTTTAGTATCTTTACTAGAGTATCCAATACCAGTGTTAATAACAATTACATCAGATAATTTACCATTTTCTATGACAGGTTTTAATACAGCACCTTTCCCATTTCCCGACAAGTCTATAACGTTAAGATTTGGAGTTGAATAATAATCCTTTCCCCCATATTGAACAGATACATCCTCTATTCTACCATTTATAATAATGGGTTTGCATTGTGCTTCTTTTCCATTTTTTATTATAATAGAGGGTTTTTTCTGATAATTTAGGATAGTTGATCCATAATCGCTACCTTTTTCATAAATGTAAATATCAGTTATTTTTCCTTTTACAATGGGTGTAGAATCAATACTTCCAATAAATTGATTTGTGTCTAAACCGACAGGACTATATCTCACTTCTAAAGATATTTCTGGATCATTAAAAATATGATAACCACTACCAATTGTTGATCCCAAACTTACAAATTTTCTTCTTTCATAGTTTAATATAGTAGTCCCACCAATTCCTGCATCAGATAATCTGAAAAAATCATCGTCTATCTTTAAAATATAATATTGTTTTTCGGTTGTTAATCCTGATAATGGATTTCCTGTATTGGAGTATATAATTTTCTCACCATCTTCAAATTTATGTCCGGGAAAATAAATAGTGTCTTTTGCTGTAGAAATTCCACTAGGTAAAACTCTAAGTTTTCTATTCTTATAATTTTCTCCACCATTGATAACTTTAATTTCACTTAAAGTATTTTTAATTTCTGTCGCAAATTTTTGAATACCCGCAGCGTTACTAATAGTAAATCCTATTGTGTTAATTCCAGATCTATAATCTGTGATAGACGGATAAAGACGAATCGTGAAATTATTTACATATTTTGCAAAATATGATGATCCATCTTTTAAAGTTAATCCAGTATTTGTGTTTGATCCAAGAAAAGTTCCAACTCCAACTGGAGTATTGTTAAGAGGTCGGTATATAATTTCTTGACCATCTAATAAGTTGTGTTCAGTTAAAAATGTTATTGTTTCTGTGGTGTTATTAACTCCTCCACCAGAGCTTGATAATCTAGCATCAAATTCAATCTCTCTTCTTTTTCTTTCAATTATTGGTTGGAACACTGCACCAGATCCATTTCCACCAGTAATAGCAACAGAAACTACTACGTCAATATCAAAATTTTGTGGAGTTACATAAACTTTTTCTATAGATCCACTAATGCATGGTTGAATTAATGCTGATCCACTAGAAAGAGATAAATTGGGAGGATTTATGACATCATAATCACCACCACCACTCAAAACATTAACTTTTTCTAATGGTCCATAATAAATTTTATTAGTTGTCTTATAATTAAATATTTCAACTCCATTTACAAGCATTCCAATACTTCCAGGAGGAGTTTCCTCAGATTCACCATCACCAATATTAGCATCTAAAGGAAATTTCCTAAGTATTTTTTGTGCTGATAAAATTCTTTCTTTCTGAGAATTTAAAATAAAGGTGTGAATTCCTTCTGTTAGATCACCAAAATGCAAATAATTTATTGTTCCTATTACAGACCTGGAACCATACAGTCTAACTTGTAGATTTCCTGGTAAAACTTGGATATAATATATACCTTCTTTTAACCCAGAAATTGGTGTTATTGAGGGTTTATAATAAATTTCATCACCAGTAAAAAATGAAACTTTATTACTAAAAACAATTAATGAATTTAAATTAGTTTCGGGATCTTTATCAGCAACTCCAAGTGCATCATAAGAAAATAAAGATTTAGTTATCTCATATGATGGCAATGAATTTGAAGCAATGAACATGTAATCATTATCATCATATACATTTTGAATGTCTGAGGTTATAGGATTGTAGTCAAATGGTATAGTTGAAGATGATGCGGTTTTAATTTTTCTTCTAATATCATATCTAGAACCAGATGAAAAGGTAACATTATCATCTACACCAATTTCATATAAATCACTATCGTTAATAGAAATAGAATTTACTTGGAGATTACTTTTTAATATTGTTTGAGTATTTCGGTATAGTAATTCAATAATGTCTCCGACTTTTAAACTTGATGCATCTACGGGACTTTTTAAAATAATTTGTGAAGTATTTCCTGGAGTAAAATCATCAATTATTTCATATCTGGAACTTGTATTATAAATCCAACTATTTGAAAAAATTTCTCTATAAGTTTTATTAGTATCTGGATTTTTGATAATCTTACCGATACTTTTTACTGCTATTTTTTCACCGGCACTTATCGGAAAATCAGTTTTAATAGGAATATAATCTGACAAAATACCAGTAATTCTTAATATAACTTTTTTGGAAGTATCACCATTTTCATATCCAAAATAAGTATCTTCAGAAAAAATTATCGATGCCACTTCAATGGGGGAAGTTATTCCACTACACCCAAAGAATTGGTTGACGCTCTTATCAGAATAATTTATGACATTATTTCCGGAATAAATTATTCCAGATTGTGGAAATCCTATTGTAGAATCAACTGTAATGACAGAACTTCCAATACTAATAGTTTCTAAATTTTTAGTGCTTCCTGTAATATTAAATTGCCCTGTTATCGGTTCTGGTGGAAGAGTATATCCAAGAAAAAGTAAAAGTTTATAATATGTTTTATTTTTTCTTTTAATTATTTCTACTTCTGAAACAGATGCCGTAGTGTTTGAATCTGTTGTTTTTATTATTGTTTGTCCTTCAAGATTAAGTGGATTGCCAGATATTACATCACATACGACAATCAATCTTCTAATATAATTTGCAGTTGAAGGTTTAATTAGAAAATTTTCAAGATTAATTATTTTTGGAGTTTCTCCAAATAAAACATTAAACAGAATTCTAAATGCTTCTTCCGTTCCTTTAGTTTGATATAAAGTTTTTAAAGACTTTATAAAGTTTGATACATTTAGATCAGAAACAAAATTAATATCTTGCAAATCTGAAGCAAGAGTATATTTTATTTTTTTATAAAATTCCTGTAAAAATAGAGAACTTAAATTATCTACCTTCGATTCGGCATTATGAGATGAAGCATCGGAAACTGAAAAAACTAATTCTTCAGCATTTAACTGCTTATGAAAATTCGTGATTCCACTAAATCCTCTAATACAACCAGTAAATGTATTAGTAGTTATGCCAGTATATGTAATAATCTCATCATCTATTTTCAATAAACCATATTTTTGAGGGAATCCTTTTGTACTATCAACTTGAATAGTATCACTTATTGCAGAAATATTTGCAGAAAGAATTGTAAATCCTGTGATTACCTCTGGTGTTAAATTGTCAAGTTTTAAATACTGATCCAAATTATCAGAAATGTCAATTGAACCACCCTGATATTCTTGGGAGATATAATATTGCTTCAAAAAATCCACAGATTTTGGACTTTCATCTAAAATAAATTCTGGTAATTGACTATCAATTATTTGTTGAATTTTTACTCTTGATTCAAACCCCGTTTGTATCATATTACAACCTCTTTAGTTCCCCATTTGAATAGCTTGATCTATAGTAATCACTAGTGGAAAAAATTACTCCAGATATATCATCACCAGATGCAATGACATCTTTTATCATATTTATTGAACTTTTTTCAATACTAAAAACCAAATATAAATCCTTTAATCCAATTATATCGTTTGATTCTGGAAACGCTTGTATTTCAATTATATCTTGAGGTAAAGATGTTGAAGTTATATTTAATTCACCCAATCTTATTTCACCATTCGTATAATCTACAGTACCTGCAGACTGAACTACTACTGATATTTTAGAGACCACTTCAGAATCTTTTTCTTCTAAAACTGGTATTTCTTTCACAATTGAAATAGTTCCAGTTCCACTTAAAGATCCATCAGAATTTTTATTCGGAACATCCGTTAAGAATACTGTATCATTGATTCCAAAAATAGTAAATCCTGTAGATTTAATATTTTTTCCTTCGGGATTAATATGAAACTTATTCCCGTAGCAAATCTCATATTGAGTTAAAGAATTAATTTGTGCTTTTAAATCTCTTCTAATTCTAACTTTTGTAATATTTGAAGTAATTGCAGAGTCTGTATTGTCAATTACTTGAAGAACTTTACTATATTTAAATCTTCCACCAAAAACATTTAGTTCTGCAGAATTTGAATAGGAAGATAAAGACTCTATCACATTTGTTTTTAAGTCTTCAACGCTTCCTACTTGAGAGTAATTATAATAAATTGAAGAATCAATCTCAACATAAAGTATTTTTAAATCATTGATTTCAACATTAATTCCTGAGATAGAATATGTCTTGAGTTTATTCTTAATTTGTTGCTTATTAAACTCGGAAACATATGTTCCATTTTTCGGTTTGATGCTAATAAAAACTTTTCCATATTGAGGTGGATTAAGTTCTTCCCCCCCAACTACAGATATTGATTCTGTTTCTGGATAGAGTTGAGATTTGATAATTGCTTCGTAGTCTTTTGAAGTAACTGCTCTGTACTGTGAAGAATAAAGTCTGGGAGCATATTTTCTAATAGAACTTACACTTTCAATGTCAGATCCATTTTGGGCATTTTGTACTGTTGTGACATTAATTGAACTATTAATAATTTCTACAGAATTATTTTGATTCTTAAAGGCACCAACAAACGAAAAGGAATTTGGTCCATTGCCATCCTTACCGTCCGTAATAATATAAGTTACTGTGATTACTGACCCATTTTCGAGTTTTTTTCCAAATATACCATCCCCAAAGAGAAGTTCATATTTTTCATCTTTAACTTCTTGAATTAAATAAATTTCTGAATTCGAATCAATTTCAAAAATATTATCGACAAGATTATAAAGTCTGCCAGTTCCTTCTATATCACTTTCATCTTTTATATAAACTCTAATTGTTGATGTATCAATATACGAATTATCTAAGATAAATCTTTGATCCAAAGATCCATCAACTACAAATTGTTTTTTTAAAAAAGTTCCTTGAAATATTTCTACATTGTTAAATGTTGCGGTTCCAACAATTCCACTACCTCTGGGAACTGTTGGACTCACTGTTGCAGTAATATTATCTGGAATTGAAAAAACATATGAAGTCCCACTTATAGATCCTGTGCACACCAACCCAGACTGAAGAGTAAGAGTGGAAGTATTTACATTTGATGTAGTTGCAGAAAAAGATACTACTGCTGATGCACAAGTTTTAGATCTAGGAACATATCCAACATTTCTTGCAAGAGAAACAACATTTTCTCTTACGGTTGCTGAATCTAAGAAAGATTCATTTACAACCATATTAGAGTTAAATGCCGTAATATAAGTATTATACGCTAATGTATCAATTAAAACTGAAAAATTAGATCCTTCAAAATCAAAATCAGTGAAATTCGAATTCGCACGAAGATAATCTTTAATGGAAGTTTTAATTTGATCGAAATCTAAATTCGCAAACTTAGTAAAAGGCATTTTATCTCGTTGCCTCTAGTATGAAAGAAAAATTTTGTGTGGGTAATTCTTGTCCAATGATATCAAAACTTACAGTCACTTCAAATTCATTTGTATCTGGACTTGGATCAACTTCTACTTGAACATCAGAAACTCTTGGTTCATAGTTCGTAATGACGTTTAAAATTTGATCTTTTATGATCGATGCAGTACCATAATCAACAAATTCAAATAAACTTGAACGAACATCCGATCCTAATAGAGGATTAAAAAATCTTTCAGTAGGAATTGTTTCTACTAAATTACGAATCGAACGTATGATTGCGCCCTGATTTTTTAAAATTGGTAGATCTTTAGTAATCGGATGTGGTTCAAAGGATAGACTAATATCTTTAAAAGATCTAGATATCCTAGTTATTGCCATTGGATAAGAGTTTTTCTTGATTTATTTATATCTACTTCCAGGAAGAACCATAGTTTGGTTCAGTTCCATAATCCCAATCATCATAGTCTTCATCATTACGAATTCTTTCGTGTAACTCAACTTGCTTTTTAAAATCGTGTTTTGGGGCAGTATCATGCATAATTTCTTGAATTACGCGCTTTTGTGGTAATGAATTGTGATCCGTGACTAATTTTTTAGTTCCCCACATCGAATACATGTAGTTTTTGTCTCTATCGACTGGTAAATTAGACATTTTAGCTCCTGTTTTACTGAATAAAACAGAACTTTTATAAAGGAGGTTGCTATCTCCTTATTTCTATTTAACGATATATCTCTTTTAGAGAATAATTATCGGAATTTAAGTATTTTAAGAGTTCAATTGCAATTAATTTGGGATTTCCTTCTCCACATGTATAGACATCAATCGCAATACACCCATTTTCGGGCCAAGTGTGACAAGAAACGTGACTTTCCGCCAGGGCAATGACAATCGTACAACCTTGAGGGTAAAAACAATGCGAAAAAACGTTTAAAATCGTCATTTTTGCACGATTTATGCCTCTAATCATAGCATCTTGAAGTAATTTAACATCATTAATTGCTTCAAAATCAATATCATACACCTCAAGAAGCAGGTGCTTGCCCATTGAAAATTGTTTCAACTCATCTTTTAGTAAAAATTTATTTATTTCTATTTTAAGGCAAGAAAAAACACCTACTCTATACAAGAGATAGGTGTATGATGGGAATCAATTTACTTTCCTTGCCCTCTATATTTCTTACGTGCTTTATTACGAGACGAAGAAGCATATTTAGTACCTCCACCATCTCCCTGACGAGATTTCTTAGGAGGTCCAGGAATATAAGAACTACCTTTAGTCAGACCAACTTTTGCTTTTGCCATACTGTATCCTCTAATAAAATTTCAGTTTCAAGATCTTCAGGATTTGGAGAACCTGTCTGATAAAATTCAATTGACAAATCCTCCATTATATTGAAATATTCTTTTTCTGTAAGATGATTATAAATTTTCCTTCCCTTACAGAGAATATTATAGCGTTCGTTAGACATTCAAATTAAATTACTCTTGATTTTTCGTGACCAACTCTAATACGTGGATCGCACCAAATTTCAAAGCCTGCTTCCTTTGCATCTAAACAGAAAGATACGTCTTCTCCACACATATCTTGAACATTTCCAGATTCAAAAACTTGCATTTTAGGAGCAAACCAAGGATATTTCATTTCTGAATGTTCAAAAACACCATGCTTAATAAGAACCCAACCAAATCCAGTATAATCAACTGTAAATGGTTTGCGACGCTTCGAAATACTTTCAACGGTTTCGTGATTCATTACACCACCATTGCTTCTGAAATCATCTTCTTCCAACCAATGTGCAACTGATGTAGTATGCCCATCTTCTGTAGCATACCAACCAGCAGCAATATCCTTATCCATTAATACCAATTGGAAAAATTTTTCAGTATTAAAAACAATGTCAGAATCAATCCAAAGTTGCCAATCATATTTCAGTTTTCCATCCCAAGGAATTTGGTCAGGTCCTCTGAGAACATTTGCTCCCAAACACTTACATCTTGCAAAATTAACCATTGAGGAATAATCTTGTGAGATTTGAATGCTTGCTCCAGATTGAACTAAGTCAAAACAAAGTTGAACAAAACTTTTTAAAAACTGATATGAGACTCCTCTTCCAGGAAGACAAAAAACAATTGACTTGCCCTTTATCAGTTCCTTGGCAAGATCATAGTCCCATTCTTGTTGTATTTGTGTAGGCGCTTTTGCCTTTACTGTAAATCCTTTAGACATAAGATAACTTGTTTACTTCAGTATCATACTCTATTATGTAGTGCTTGTCAATTACTTTCTTTCTGAAAGAATAACTTCATTACCTTCTATTGAAAGGTTAATTTGCGTATCCTCGTACCATTCCAATTCATTCATAATTTGCTCTGAGATTTTAATGTAGTAGTCTCCGCTAATTGGATCAACTTCTATGGATTCGAAAATATCTCCGGAATTTTTTTTCATTTCGGGTATTTTATTTTTTACTTTTTCGATATTATATATGGGGAAAAATTTTTTAATTAAGTCTTATAAAACACTAGCGAAAGCAAGACTTTGTAGCCTAAGGGGTCCCATGGGTTTAATATACGCGCCCGCGCCGACGACCCCCCACCCCCCGCCAACTGCCGATCACGAACGAACGCACTGCCCCCCACGAACGAACGCAGGGGGCAGGAGGTGCTCACCCCTGGGAACTGCGCCACCCGCTGATGGGGCAGCGACCCACCTCATCGGCATGGACCTCAGCGTACTGGGCGGCGATGACCGTAGCGGGCAGACCCCAGTGGATGTATGCCGAAGGGCGGGAACCGTTCTTCAGTTGATCGGCACGGGAGATCCAACGAATCTCACGGGTCACGAGGTCGGAGCACTGGGCGAGTGGGAAACGCATTGGAGGGGTTCGGAACTGAGAGAATTGTAGCACGAATCGGGCGGGGGTCAGTACCCCACCCCCCACGAATCAGTACCCCAACCAGACCAGGAACTCACCAGCATCAACGGGACCGAAGCGGGCGGTTGTGCCGTAGTCGGTGCGGAAGTCATCCCAGAGACCGTGTTCCTTTGCTGCCTGGCAGGCGGCAGACCAGCGGATGCACCCGTTCTCATCGGCGCAGTTCCAGACGATGGCGGGGAAGGTGGAGCAGTGCATCGGTTCGGGGTGTGAACTGAGAGAATTGTACAGGGTCAGAGGGGGAGAGGTCAACCCCCGCCGAAGACGTGGGCGACCAGACCAGCGGGATGGTTGACGCCTTCGATCACCGTGAATTCGGCGTACTTATCGAAGTCGTCGGCGTGGTATGCTCCGAACTGCTCAATCCAGATGGCGCGGGCAGCGTCCTTCGATTCGGCAGCGATGACCGCCATACCAGCGGTGTAGTCGGAGAGCACTTCGTTCAGGATGTAGAGGTTCATCGGTGGGGGTGTCGGTTGAACTGAGTGTATTGTAGCAGGTCAGGCGGCGTAGCAGTGGAGATTGACCCACCGCCCCAGGGACAGATTCGAATCCAGGAGCAGCAGCAGAATCTCCAGGCGGGATGCCTTCAAGCGGTAGAGGCGGGCAGGAGTCTTATGAAAGCGGACGCGAACGCTACCCGTGATGGGGTTGGCGATCAGGGTGTCGATGGCGTTGCTGTCGCTGGTATTGATGGGGTAGCGCATCGGGTGGGTTGCGGTTGAGAGTATTGTAGCAGGTCGGGGGCGGGTCAGCGCCCCTCAGTGTAGTCTCCGATGATGACCCCGTTGCAGCGGACCTGGGCGTACCCGTACTCTTCAGACAGAGACAGGCAGAGGTCCCAAGCGCGATCCTGATCGGTGGTGGTGTTCTCCCAGGGAGCGGAGGGGCAGATCACGTCGTAGCGGGTCATTTGGTTTCCTTTGAACTGAGATCAGTATAGGGCATCAGGGGCGCCGCGGCCAACGGGGTGGGCGGTTCCCTGACCGTCACACCAGGCGGCGACCGTGGCGGCGGATCTCACCAGCGGAGAGAGTCACACCGATGCGGGGGTCCTTTGCCTTGCCGTTGCGCTTGGCGGCGTACTGGCGTTGCGCCTTCGGCAGGATCAGGGAGAGCACCGTGTCGGCGTCCAGGACCCACACCTCAGCGACCCGTGCGCCTTCATAGCGGGCGTAGTAGTGGCGGGCATAGGCGCCGATCTTATGGTCGATCAGGTATGCTTCCTGATCCTCCCAGGTCGGTTGAACGCTGATCCCATTGTAGGTTGCGCTGATAGCGCCGCCGATTGTGGATTTGTACTCTACAGGGGTCCCGTCTGCTTCGTAGGCGTCTGCGCCGCTGTAGGAGTCTGCGACGGTGTGCCCCAGCAAGCAGGCAAGGTGGATCTCCCTGCTGCGGGCATAGGACATCGGATCACCAGCGTTCAGGGCGTCTGCTGCTTCATACAGGGCGGCGAAGGCGTCCAGGTACTGCTGCTGGGCGGTGGTGAGGGTGGCGGTCATCGGTGGGGGTTGAACTGGGTTAATTGTAGCAGGTCAGGCGGCGCAGAGTCCATAGGATGCTGCCAGGTCGTAGAGGGCATCCAGGATGGCGACCTGATCATCATCCAACCATTCAGTGCCACACTGAGCGCAAACCCAATCCCAAACCAGATCGTAGTTGTAGTCTGTGCCCATCTCAAGCATAAAGGCGGGCAGTCCTTGCATTGCGCTGCGGAACTGGTCGTCGGTGGGGATGGTGATCATCGGATCGGGTCGGTTGAGAGTATTGTAGCAGGTCGGGGGATCACTCCATCCCCATCGCTTCCTTCAGGGCATTGTAGGCGCTCAACCAATGGTCGGCGTCGGCATGGTTGCCTTTAGTGCTCTCATCGCAGGCGATGCAGAGCAGGGCAGTGCGGATGGTGCCCCACTTGCCCTCGGGCAGGGTGACGGTGGTGAGGGTGTTGGGGTTCCAGGCGGTCATCGGGGTCGTTTGAACTGAGATCAGTATAGAGGCAAAAGGGAGGGGGTGTGCCCCTCCGTTGTGCCACTATTCAGGTTGGTCGGCGGCGATGGATTCCAGGATGCTCAGGATCTCATCGCCGTTGGTTCCTTGGCGGAGCAGGGAGAGGGCAAGGGACAGGGACATTAGGATTCGGGGGATAGAGTGTGCTGGGAGTCTTTAGGGCGCTCCCGTTCCCATTGTAGCAGGTCAGGCGATCCAACCCTGCTGGCGGCGCTTCTCAGCGTGGCAGGCGATGCGGAACTCCTTAGGGGTCAGGGATGCTTGTCCAGGGCGGGGACCGCGACTGGGGAGGCGGGTGATCTTGAATTCACCGGCGGCGATGGCGGCGTTCAGTTCAGCAGAGGTCATCAGGTCCGTTGCGGTTGATCGTATTGTAGCAGGTCAGGGTGCCAGGTGAGCAGGCGATCCGCAGGAGCGGTAGAAGGCGACCATAGACTCTGCCTCTGCCAGAGTGCGGAAGAACTGGGAGCGCCACTCACAGGCGTTGTAGGGGGTCTGATAGCGGACTTCGTAGCGGGTCATCGGATCAGGTCGGTTGAACTGGGTTAATTGTAGCAGGTGGAGGGGGTCGGGTGACCCCCTGGAGAATCGCTCAGGCAGGGATCAGGATGTCGTTCTCCCAGCGGGCATTCTCCAGGATCTCATCGTATGCCACCTGCAGGGCGCGTTGGGCGTCTGCCTTCAGGATGGCGTTGCGGCACTGGGCGGCGATCTCCTCAATGTTCAGGGCGCGGTCGGTGGAGGGGTTGTAACGCATTTGAAGTTCGGGGTTGTTTGAACTGAGAGTATTGTAGGGCAGTTTAGGGTCGTGCCCAGGACCGTTGTGCCAGTGCCTCAGGCGGCACAGAGGGCGGATTCCAGGCAGACCTCCCGCACTTCGATCAGGGCATAATCGTATCCCTCATCCTCCGTCAGGTGCTGGTGGTAGGCGTCAGCAGCAGACTTGCAATCGAACAGGCGCAGGGAGTGGAAGGACTCGCCTTCATAATCCCAACCACCGATCACAGCGTAGACTTTCATCGCGGGTCGTTTGAACTGAGAACAGTATAGGGGGTCAGAGAGGGGGCAGGATGCCCCCGTGTGCCAGTTGTTCGGGCGTCACATCCAACCGCATTTGGGGCAGGCGGGGTGTCCCTTGCAGGGGCAGGATGCGGCAACGGTCAGGGGGTCGTTGGAGCGGATCATCGGGGTTCCTTTGAACTGAGAGAATTGTAGCAGGGAGGTCTTACCGATGCAACGCTAACGTGCCTCCCGTGTGCCAGTGCCTCAATCGGCGTAGAGGGATTGGAAGTCCTCCACAAACTCCCGTGCCTCATCGCCCGTCATGCGGGAGAGCATCTCACGGGCAACGGTCTCCCAGGAGAACTGATCGGCAAGGTCACAGATGGCGGCACGTGCCTGAGAGGCGCTCAGGTGGGCGGCGGTGATCTCAGCGTAGGTCATTTCCAGGCGGGACATGGTGGGTTGGTTGAACTGAGTTAATTGTAGCATGGATCGGGGGGTGGCGCCCCTAGAACGCCACCAGTTGGTCCACTTCCCATTGCGGCACAGTCTGGACGGTGCCGCCGCAGTTCTTCCGCAACCAGGCGTTGATGTGCTTGCTGGTGGTCGTGGAGTAGAACTGCTCGGTCCGCATCCAACCCCGACCAGGCACCAGGGCGGCAACGGGGGTGCTGTAGGAGTAGAGCACCTCAGTGCCGTCTGCCAGGGTGACCTGGGTGCTGGTGGTGGTGACTTGCTGGACCTTCATGGTGAGTTCCTTTGAACTGAGTTAATTGTAGCAGGTGGCGGATGCCAATCAGCGGCAGTCCTGTGACACTTCACAGATCGTCACAGCAAGGCGGTCGGCATTCGCTTTGGCAACCTGCAGGGAAGCGGTCAGGATGCCGCCTCCGATCCACAGGAGCAGCAGGGTGACACCAGCAGGGATGATCAGGCGGGTCATTGGAGTTCCTTTGATCTGGAATCAGCATAGGGCATCAAGGATCCCCCGCAACCAGGTCTGTGCCAGTTCAGAAAGTGGCACAGGACCCCTCCCAGTGCCCCTGCAGTGCCTTTATAATAAAGGGACAATCGGCAAAGACGGCAGCAGGGTCGCTGCCTGATCAAAGGTCGTCACGGGGGCAGCTTTAAAATAATAAAAAAAGAAAAGTATAAAAAAGGGAGGGCACCACCCCTCCCCGATTATACCCACCAGAAGGCAGTTTAACGACCTGCCCAGGTCGCAAGTGTTACGCTACAGTTTGAAACTTACCGAAGTTGAAGTTGGCGTAAGCGAAGACCTCACGATTCACCAGTTTGAACATACCGAACTCATTGGTGAGAACGTAACCCTCAGCATCAATACGGTTGCCGTTGATGTATGCTGCAGGACCATCATTGCGGCACAGGAACAGGCAATCTTCCTTAATGGACTTCACCAGCAACCACAAACGGATCAGGTTAGGATCACACTCAAAGTCATCTTCGTGAATCCTCATCCCAGCACGAATACGGGCGTTGATTTGCTTTTTGATCTCTGCTGCTTTCCTATCAGTTACGAACTGAACAGCAAGTGACAATGCACGGGCGAACTTGCACACCTCCTCAACATCAGCGAAGGATTCCTGATTGTGAGCGATGAATGCATTCGGTTTCACGAACTTGACGTGCTCGGTATCATTCCAGATTGCACGATCAGGGTATGCCTCAGCATCACGAAGATCGCTCTCAGCATAATAGCAGGTGTGCGGAGCGATGATAATGTTCTGGGAAACTACCTCAGGAAAAACATACGTGATCGTGTTGGACTTGTACTCACAAAGTCCACCGAACCCGATGAAGTCTGCCTGATAGATCGTTTCGGTACGGGGCAGATGATCAAAGCACGAATGAAGAATCTGCGCTACATTGCCTTCATAGAACTGATCAATCTCTTCGTGATTGTGAGCAATACGAATCTTCTTCTTGTTGAAGACTGCTTTGGTTCCTACAAAGAACTCGCCGCAGGCAGGATCAATGCCCCACACGATGGCGGGCGCTCCGTCGATCTTGACGGACAGGGAACCAGGCGTCACGAACCAGTCCAGCACGGACAGGTCGCCGTTCAGGATCGTGTCTTCGGGGTGCTCCAGGTGGGTGTTCTTCATCGGGTAGTTTGCTTATGAACGTAGTATGGCACGAACAGGGGGGGCATCGCAACCCCCCTTGTGATACTACACGAACTGGCACACGGGCAGCGCCACTTCGGTCATGAGTACGCTCTCCTGACGGAAGGCGGTTTTGAATGCCTCAGCGATCTCTGCCACGCTGTCGCTGTCGTCGGTGATAAAGGTCAGGATCGTAACCTGCTCTTGATCACCCTTCCAGAATCCCACGCCTTCGGTGACGGTGAACCCATCGAAGCGGGGGCAGACTTCCTCACGAATGAAGGTCTGCATCATTGCCTTGGTCACGGTGCCAGAGTCGGGGATGTTGCGACCGAGGAACAGTTGGAATTGCACGGGGGTTTCCCTGAACTGAATTCAGTATGGCAGGGGCAGGGCACGAATGCAACCACCCCTGTGCCACTTGTCAGACTGTCACACCCTCCACCAGTTCCTGAATGACATCTTCATCATACACATTGGCGATCTCATTGAGAACATCTTCAGGTCCCATGTTCCTCATGTTCTCTACAATCGTATCATAGGCAAATTGCACCAGGC